GAGGAGGAAGTCGAAAGATTCATAAACGAGGATTATTACGTGGGCGACCCGTCCAGCAACCCTGTGTACAGGGGAAGGAACAACAGGGACCTGTGGGACAGGCGCGACGAAATCTTCAAGAAATTCAGCGACGCCGAGCAACTCGGTTCCACCGGAAGGGGGAGGACCTACGGGGAACTGGACCAGCTCACAGAGAGTCCTTACCGTCCTGCCGAAAACATAAGTCTCCATCTGGACCCTGAAACCGGAAGGATCTACGAAGCCGACGCCAAAGAGGGTCTCGCGAATGCGGCGCTGAACGACTTCAACATCGACGACTACGACTCGGTCGGCTACGACGAGAAGGGCAACCTCGTCAATCGCGGGCCCGGCGGGGACCAAATCATCTTCACGGCGGAGCAAATCGGTGCGAGGTCTCAGGGGGCTAGAGACGACGACATCGTCGACGCCGAAATTGTGGACGGGCCGGGGCCGGAAGCGGCAATGATTGCGCACTTCGACGATCAGGGGAACATGATCGGGCGCGGGCCTGACGGCAAGGACAGAATCGTGCTCACCAAAAAGGAAGTCGACGACATGTTCGCCTCGGCGACGCGGGTGACCGACGACGCGGATTTGGCCGCGAAACTCAAGAAAATTTCCGACAATCTCGGCGGCCAAGCCGGGATGGCCGGCGCTCGCAGGACGAGAGAAGAATCCGCCGAACTGGGAAGAAGGATATGGCTGGCGAGGACGCACGACAAGGTCTCGCTGGATGAAGCCGGTCGTCGTTTCGGTATGTCGCGACAGGACGCCCGCCAGCTCGAGCTGCTCCACCAGAAGTACCTGAGAGGCCTGGGCGCCGAGCATCCGAACCGGGTGGGACGAAGCATGCTCGACGATCCGATGACGGGTCTCACCGACGCCGAGATGGACCTGCTCAGAAGGCGATTCGACGGCGAAAAGATGGAGGAGGCCGCGGAGCGTCTGAGGACCGACAAGTTCGCCGTGAGGCGCATGGAGCAGCTGGCTCTGGCCAAGTTGAGGAACAGGATGTTGGACGACGGTCAAGGGGCGTCGGCGGGCATGCGAAAGCGCAGTGGAGGCAGGGCGGTAGAAGCCGACCCCCCAAAAGCACGACGGGTCGAAAGGCCCGGAAGCCGAAGAAGAAAAAATAAACTCGACCCGAGCTTCATACAGATCCTAGATTCCCTGCGGAAATCGGGGCCCGGCGGGTTGAGCCCGCGCGAACAGGTACGCGTGGCCACATTGATGCGACTTCGCAACATAATCGGCAAGAAGATAGACGAACTGATGACGGGTGGCTCCAGGAATCGGCGCCTGTCGAACCTCGGACCAGAGATCGATGAACTCAACAAATCCTTGCGTGGACCGTTTTCGTCTCTTGTCGAGACGGCGAGGCTTTCGACCGGCACCTCGCGGGACCTCGTCTCGTCCGCGATAAAGATGGCCAACGGGGATCACGACCCGCGGGACCTCGACGGATCCATAAACGTTCACGTGTCCGAGGCGTTGCACCTGTCGGGGGGCGACGTGGCTTCGGTGGCCCGGAACCTCGGGATGGACGAAGAAGTGGTTCGGATAAGGGCCAACGCCCATGCGATGAGATTGCTTGCGGCCTTCCTTCCGTCCAGGTCGAAGATAAGCAGGCGGATAGAGGAGACGGGTGACAAGTTGACATCGGCCGAGCGAACGATGCTCAGGATGTGGATCAACGGAGCGTCCAACCTTGACGTGGCCGAGAAGATGGGGTCTGGCCTCGACGAAAAGGGCGTGATTTCCGCGAGGGCGGACGCCCTGCAGAAGATCGGCATCGATATGAACTCCGCTGAATTTCGCAGCAAGATCGTCGACGGAAGAATTTTCTACGACGAGCATGGTCTTTTCACCGAACTGACGGACGACTCGGGGGAGACGACCTACAACAGGATCGGAGACGGACCATTAGCTGGGATGGGCGCCGGGAGGCGAAACGTCGTATACGCGGATTTCGGGGATGGCAGGCAGGAGTACGCCGTCTCAAGGATTGTCGCAAGAGACAGGGCGCGGGGCGGCAACGAGTCGGTCATGCTCGTGCCGATCAAGGGTGACGACGAGCCAACCGTCAGCGCCCTCATCGGCAAGCAATTGCTGGCAGAAGATCGGGGCATGGGGCTCGAATTCCCGGCGATCATCAGGCGTTCCGGGGGGAACATAATTGGGGTGTCGGATGCCTACGGGCGGGACGTCCCCTTCTTCGGCGAGAGGACGATGGACGACAGCCTGCGACCCTCTGGCGGCGCGCCGAATGTCGCCGAGAGGATCGCCGAAATAAGAAGCAACGACTCGGCGGCCAGATTGAAGATGGACCAAGACGCCAGCGGGGCGGAGACGAGGTACGCCAACCTCATCAGGGCGTTCGATCACCTAGTCACCACGGGAGACTGGATCGGGGGCGACCTAGGGGTGACGGGGCGGGTGCCGGAGTACGCGACCATGATGACCTACGGCCTGGATTCGGACGAGGACGGAACCCCGATCATCCCCGCCAACGCGACGAGGGAGCAGTTCGAACTAAGGGAGGCGGAGTGGTTCCTGTCGCGCAACCCGGGCGCCACGGACGAGCAGGTCTCGCAGCACGTCGACTCGGCGTCCAGGGCGAGGATCGCCCAGGTGGACAGGAAGGTCGAACTTGCCCGCAAGGAGCTGGCGAGACTCCGCCACGTGAGGGACTCCAAGGAGGTAAGGAGGGCGCAGAACGTCGTGGATCTCGAGACGCTCGACGACAACACGGCAAGGATGCTCAACAAGGAGACCGTCTTCCTTTCGTCGATGTCGGGCGCCGAGTTCGATGCGTCGGGAGTGGCAAAGGGTGCGGAAGGGTTCGTCTACGTCGTGCACAAGGGGCCCGACAGGCTCTCGGGCGGGGTACTCGATCCCCGCAGGTCCGCTGGCGCTCTGGGCGAGGTCGGCGAGGTCGCCGGGCAGGGCGACACGCGCGGACTCAACAGGATATATCTGGACAGATTCCTGCAGGCCACCGAGAACAACAGGGAGATGATGGGGCACGCCGAGAACCTCGCGGCGAGAATCGCGAGGGGCGACATGGTCGTCACCGCGCACCCGTCGATACTGAGTGCGCTGAGGGCGCGCTCCCCGATCCTCGCCTCGGCGTTCAACGATTCGGGAGGCCTGAACCTCGCAAACTACGAAAAACCACGAATGGACGCGATCGTCCGGGAGATCACCGGTTTCGTCGACGACCGGAAACTAGACCTGCAACGCTACGAGAAGATAAGGAATTCCCTCGTCAAATTCGGTGGCCCGAACATGGACCAGATGCTCTCGGCCGAGGCGGACCCGATCCGAGCCGTCTCGTCCCTCAATTTCTACGGGAGGTACGCCGAGGCGGATCTCCCCGACGACGTCGTGGAATTCGCCACCGGGTTCACGGACGGATTGACCAGGGGATGGGATCCGATCGACCCCGAGATGTTCGACAGATGGAACCTCGGCGGATCCCTCCGCGGCGGGGCATTCCTTGCCGTCGGCAGGCAAGATTCCGAAATCGTGAGGGGCGGGTTGTTGGGCCCGAGCTCCGAGTCGCAGATCATCTCCCCGCTCAAGCCGCTGATCGGGATTTCCACCCCCGTCAGGGTCGACTACAAGACCTCTCCAAGCGACCCGAAGTTCCTAATCACGCAAATCGGACCGGCGATCATGGCGAGGGCGATAAAGATGCACAAGAGGGACGGCGAGATAGACGTCGAGACAGTCCTGACCGATCCCGGTCTTGCACCCGAAGGATTCGCCGCGCGACCCGCCGGCGCGGAGGCCGGGATGGGCCCCGCCGACCCGATGCTTCGCGACGTAATGAAGGAATTCGAGAAGGTCGCGTTCAGCGATTACGAAACCGGCTACCAATATCCCAGCCCGTCGATGGACAGGGACTTTGTCAACTTCGTTCGATACTTCGACAGGATCGCGGCGACCGAACTCGGTTTGTCGGAACGGGATCCAACCCTTCTCTCTTTCCGTTCCGAATTCCGCGACAGGGCCAAGGTCGTCGGGAGGAAGATCGACAAAATTCTGGGCGACGCCCAAAAGCGAGAAGTGATAAGAGTGACCGCGAAGATACTCGCGATCGCGTTCGACCTCAAGATCAGAGGGATGGATGTCCTCGGGGTTGCGGAACTCAGTCTGGCGGGCAAGGGAGGCGGCAAGTCGCTGCTTGACATGCATTACTCCATGCTGGGTGCCGGCGCCTGGCACCTTTACCAAACGCACGGGACGATCGCCCTCCTGAACCTCCTCAAACAAGCAGTGCAAATGAAACTTCTGCCACAGGAATTGGCGGACAAGATTCTGAACAGGGTCCTCGGGAGGAAGTCGGCGGGTCGCCTTGGGGCGACGAACGTCGCCGACGAGACGGCGGTCCTGGCGGCGACGTCGATGAGCCCGCGCGCCGCGGATCTTGTCGCGAGAACCACGAAGTACCTCCCCGACAACGACGGCAACTACGTGATCCCCGAGTCCGTGCTCCCGAGAAAGGACCAGGACGCAATGTTCGTGGCCATGCGGAAACTCCTCGCGGGGGAGGAACTGACCGGAGCCGACGACCGGTGGGGCGAGTCGCTCAGGCGGGCGGAGAGCGGGTTCCCGATTCGCTTGTCCGGGGGCGATTTCCCCCACGACTCCGACCCGATCGGCGCACCGGTGTACACGCCGCTCGGCCTTGACAGAGAAACTGCGTACGGACAGTTCATTCCGTTCGTCGGACCGGGGGCGACCACATACGAATACGATGACGGAACCGGCAAGATCGTCGACTACATCCCCGTGAGAATCGGCAGAAGCATCGCCGATGCGGGGTCGTTCGACTACCACCCGGCCTCGGAGCTGAGGTATGCGCGCATTTTCCGCAACCGGCAGCTGAGGACGTGGAACCACCCGGAAAACACCGACTCTGGTTCGCACGGGAAGGTGCTCAACTGGGAGGACGAGGGAGTAGAGTTCGACGCCCTCAACGAAGAGATTCGTTTCCAGGCGTCTAGGACCAAACGACTCGACGACAAACTCGGGTTCACCGGCGACTCGCCTCAACGAATCATCTTCGCCCTCCGCCGGGCGGCCCGCATGGGGGCCGACCTGCCAGACGACAGATTCAAATACGACCCGTATGGATACGTGGTTCCGTCCGAGGCCACGTCGTCCCCGAAAGAGGCGGTCATCGCGTTGCGTCGGCGGGACGATTTCGCAGCCCTGCAGGAACTCATCAACAGGGTGAAACGTGAAAACAAGGCCCTGTCGGTGAGCTCTGTCGTCGGCTACAAGCCCGGGTCCAAGACCAGACCGAAGGTTGTGGACAGCATCGTCTACTCGCCGCGAATGGTGGATGGCGTGGTTGACGAGGTCACGAGGGCCTTCGTGCCCGGCGACGACGGAACGCCCCACCTCGTCGGGTCGGACGCATCCGGCTCGCCGATAGCTCTCGAGGTTTCCGACCTGCTCTACGACGAACGCTCGGCTAGGCGGGCGCAGAACGACCTGCTCGCGAGGGAGAGGCAAGCCGAACGAGGGGTGCGGATGATGGCGGGCGCCGGTGCCGAGGCGGGCATGTCGTCATCGCTGGATCGGTTCGTCCGCACCGTGCCGGCGCGCGGCGAGGACGAGGCGGCCGGATACGAGGACGTGGCGATAGTCGATTTGCCGAAGACCGCCAGCGCGAGGTTGGGGGGCGATTTCGACGAGAGTCCTGCCGGAGTCGTGGTGAGGATCGTCACCATGGTCCGTCGCAGAGAGGCGGAGACCGGGGAGAAAAACGGCCTCGTGTTCTCCTATCCGAGCAGCGTCAAGAACAAACCCGGGGAGAAGGAGATCAGGGATAGGACGATTTTCAACCCGGTGGTCGTTTACGGCGAGTACGACCCCGAATCCAAAGAGACCATGGTCCTCATGACGGACGAACAAGGAGTGACGAGGCTGGTTCCGCTTTCGCAGGTGGATCTCCAGGCCCTGGCCGACGACGAGCAGAAACAGGGCGATCTGTTGCGAAACGTTGACGTACAGATGGGGACCTGGAACGTTTACGTCGTCGGCGACGAATACGTCGGCGCGAGGAAGACGACCAAAACCTTCAACGCCACGAGGATGAAGCCCGCCGTCGCCCACGGGGTGGCGCAGCGAACGGCGAGCGGCGACTTCGTCGTCGACGATGAACTCGGGACGGGCTACTTCGAGGCGATACCGACGACCGACGCACCACGCGTGGCAAGACCAACCGAAGGCACGGCCGCCCCTCGCCCCAAGTCCGGGTCGGAATCAATCGAGCCAAAGGACCTAGACGACGAGGAAGCCCTCCGTTCTCTGCCCGTGCCGGAAGGCGTTTTCGACGACAAAACGACGATGCCCCGAGACATCAGCTCTCTTGACCCACCGAAAACCAAGCCGACGCCACGGGATGTGGCGAAGGGGTTGGCACTCAACTTGCCTAAGGCGATATTCGCGCGCAAGAAGGACGAGAGCGCCTACTGGGAGAATGTACGTCTCGGTTTTAAGAAATGGCTGACGGCGTGGACGGCGAAGAAAAGTCTGGTCCTGGACGAGGATGGGAACACCATACTGAATCCCGACACGGGTCAACCTTTCTACAGGAGCCCGTATCACAAATGGCATAAGTGGTTCTGGAACCCAATCGGCCCCGACGGCAGGGAGCTACCCGATGGCATTCGCGCTGAACTCAGCAAGATAAAAAGTTGGCAGGAATTCGAGAATTGGTTGAATAGTAAGACAATCGTGTTCTTCGACTTTGAGTCAACCGGATTGCGCAATGGAAGCGTAGACCCGGGAGAACCCTTGCAAATTTCCTTGTTGGTCATGACGAATGGAGACCGGAAGAATCTGAAAAAGTTGACACTGTGGCTGGACCCCAAGGACACGCCGCTGGAGAAGTGGGTGGTGGACAACGTGAAGTTTGAGACGATGCCCGTTTCCGAGGCTTTGGTCAAATTCCCAGAACGGTTCCTCTCGGCTGACGAGGTAAAGCGACAGGTCGCCAACCTCGTGGGGAACGACGCCGTCCTGATCGCGCACAACCTGCAGAATTTCGATATCAAACTGTGGAAAAAGGTGATGGGCGACCATCCATACTCGGGTTCGATCGACAGCCTCGCGATCGCAAACTGGCTTTTCGCGATCGACAACATGAGATTCAAGCAGATCAAGGCTATGGCTACCAAGACAGGAACTCGTGAGGCTAATTATCAGCCATATACAAAGTGGCTCACGGACTTGATCAGGATCAAGGCGCGCAAACCGGGCGAGAAGCCCTGGGGGTGGGGAAAGAAACCCGGACCCATCGACAGGATCATGCGGAGGGCAACGGGCCCCCTCAAGCACACCCCCAAGATCAATCCGAATGGGCAGTGGTACCCAGACCTAACTCCGTCAAACAACATCGAGGCGTTGGCTCACTATTTTGGCGTGCCACAGAAAACGGCGCACGACGCCGAGGAGGACACGAAAACCTTGGCGAGGATACTCCTAGAGATGATCCAGCTGGGCAAGCGCTGGGATGCGGCGCCACAGATGTTTGACCCTGAATTTGTCGAGTGGGTGCAGGGGGTTATTGACAACCAATACTCGGCGGACATTGAACAGTGGGCAATAGCGAGCGGGGTCAGAAATCCCCGGCGCGAGACCCTGTTTGACTTTGACCCCGGGCCCAGATCCCGTGGGGGCGAGGCCCCCCGCAGCGCGGGTAGCTCTGGTTCGGGCAGTGCGCAACCCCCGGGCGGCGGGAGCGATGTTCCGCCGAGCGACGGTGGTTCGTTTTTCGGCGGGGATCCGAACAAAAGGTTCCTCTACCAGTTGGGAAATGGTGTCGCGGTGTATGAGACCAATGGGGGGATCCACTACGAGATCAAGTCCATTTCACCGTCGGAAGGCCTGGAGCAGACAACGGTGGTTCTCCGGTTGATGTCGGAGGCGCGCGCTCATGGGTTTGCGGTCGAGTTCAACTACGGCGAGAAACCGGACGGGTCGGTCGCCTCCTACAAAATCGGCTCGATTGAGATCCTGCCCAAACCCGAGCTCACCGACGCACAAATCAGAGCAGCAGGGGTGAATGCGTTTGAGGTCCACGGCATAGATTTTTCGGACGGAAAATTGAAAAAGTTTGACCTATCCCTAATCAACTCCGGCGCAAACGTCAGCCCGAAACCGAGCGATCTAACCGAGCTCCCGATCAACGTATTCGGGCCCATTTTTGCCGACGGCACCGGGGGCAAACCGAAGACACCGTCACAGTACGCCGACGCAAGCAGAAGGTACGCCTTCGGGAGGGGCAGGTCATCGGACGGACCGATGGCGGGCATGTCCGGGCTCACCAACGGGGACGGGATGACTAATTCCGCCTCCTACTGGGTCACCACGCCAGACGACATAGCCATGGCTGGCATGTCCGATTCCGAGATTTCGCAGAGGCTCGCCTCGGACAGGATTAGGTTTGAGAATTTGTTCCATTCAGGCCCCAACTCCGACGTGGCCACGTCGCGCGTCCTCGACTCGATCGCTGCGGCAAACAGGATGATCAAAGTGAGGTCCAACCAAACGACGGACCAAAACGGTTTCTCCGTCGCCATGACGAGGACCGGCTACAAACTCACTGGAGAATTCAATCCGCCACCCGGCGTGATGGACGGGAGCTACGAACTTCCCGGCGACTTCGCCTCGAGAAGGGCCGAAGTGGCGAGAAACGCGTCCCTGTCGATGATGCTCGACTATTCAATGGCCAACGGCCCGAGGGCCGAGGCTATCGACCGCGTCTCGCGGCTCGCGGGAATCCCCAGAGTCGAGTTGCTGGGCAGACTCGCGTCCCACGACTACCCGACGTACTCGGACGCGCTCGCCTTCAGGCGGTTCACAGACACTTCCGAATTGATATCGGAGGGCATCGCGAGCCCCTCGTCACTCGGGATGATAATCGACCCCATTTCCGACCTCACGCCGGCAACGCACGCCGTTGAGTCGGCGTCGCGCAGGCTCGGCGTCAACCCGCTTGATGAGGGCCGCGCATTGCGAAGGGGTGGACCCAACTACGCGCAGATCGATCAGGACGACCTGCTGAACGAATTCAACGAATCCATCTCCGATCTGTTCTCCTTCGACCACCAGGGAAGGTACTCCGACCCAGAATTCAGGGTCAAATACGACGCAATAAAAAACAAGCTCACGGACATAGGCGACGAGTTGAGGAAGAGATATCTGTCATCGCTCCCCGATGAGCCGAGCGCTGGCATGTCCGCAAGCCCATCGCCATTCGGGGAGGCAGACGGCCTGCCGATATTGAGCGGGTCAAAGTGGTTCGACGCAAGGCTCTTCGCCGTGTACGGGGTGAAAGACTACGAGAAAGTTGCGACCAGTTTCGGGAATCGCTTCAGGACCCTGCCGGAGAGGGCGTGGGACAACCCGACTGACGACGACCTCACGGACATCTACCACTTCGCGACGATGCTGAACCACGACGCCATGATCGAGGACCTCGTGCTGAGGGGGGAGAGCGCCGATTCGACGGACTTCTCCAAGTTCGACGTGGTGGAGAACGGCCTGACGGGGGTCGTCTTACAAATCTCCTCGTTCACGGGCGTTTCACCGGCACGGGTCAACGACCTGATCGCGAGGGGACGCGACACAGCCTTCATGCGGAGGCTCGCGGCCATGGACATCGCAGGAAGAACCGAGCAGATGAACATGATTCGCCGCAGACGCGCATTCGCGAGATTGGTCGAGTGGAAGAAGAAAGAGCTGGGAGACTCATTCCCGTTGTGGCTGGCGGAGGCGTCGATAAAACAGGACTCCGACGGAAGTCGCGGCGGAAGCTTCGACAACGATTTTGCGGAGATCATCGACGACGCCAAAAAAGATTTCTACGGAGAGGATCCGTCGTCCGCCCTTGACAACATTTCTCGCCACCTCGGGATGAGCGTGAGAAGGCAAGGCGAGGGCGCGTCGGCCGCCATGGCGGGGCGCAGGCGATTCGTTAGGCAGCGCTACGACATCAAGCCCGTGGAGGGTGGGTTCGTGATCATAGACACGGACAACAGGAACTCAATCGCAAGCAGGGTGTTCAAGGACAGGAAAGAAGCGCTGCGCGGGGCGGCCCGCATGGACAAGGGCGACAGGACATTCGACCCGTTCGCCAGACCGTTCAACCCGCCCCCGCCCAAGACGGCCCCCGAAGCGATAATCAGGGACCCCAGAACCGAGAAACTTGCCAGGCCCGGAGCCCAGCCGACGCTGTTCAACGACAACGGGGATCCGAATGTGGGAATGTCGAACACGGGAATGCCGAGCACTCTCAGGCTCGCGTCAAGGAGTCTCGCCAATCAGGATGTGAACGAGGAGAACATTCGCTCGGCGATGTCGGACTATGAATCGGGACGGGCATCGATTCCCTACCCATCCCCCGACGACGTGCCCGTATCCCGCCTCATGGGCGGGTATGCGGCGAGCGACGCCGCGCTCAACACGGTCATGGGCAGAATCGAGCAACTAGCCGGGACCCAGGGCGACCGAGAGGAAACGCAGAGGCTCGTCGCCAATCTCGAGAAGCTCCAAAAGAGGAGGAATTATTTCTACAACCAGTTGAGGGAGAGACTGGACGCAGGGGATCCTGACCTCGAGACGCTGGAGTCATGGCACTCACAGAGAGCGGGGATAAACCGGGAGTCCACGACTCGTTTCGGGCTGGGGAATCTCCCCGCCTACATCATGCCGAGCGGAGTCGCTTACGACACGTCCGCCCCGGGGGCATTCGCCAAATACATCAACGGTTCCAGTGACATCGTATCCCTCGAGGCGATCGGCAACGTCGCAGCCGAAAAACTGGCTTCATATTCTGGAACGCCGGGCTACTCTGCCCGCAGGCAGATGGACGAAATAATCAGGTCCGTGCAGCGGGATGTCGAGCAGATATCGCGCCGCACGGGTGAATCCATGGTCAAGTTCGGGCAGAAGGCCGTTCGCATCGGAGCGCAGGTCCTGGCGATGGCCGCGAGAGCGGGCAACTCCGACAATGGGGCGCTGAGGAAGGAGCTGATCTCCGCCGGTCTTTCGCAGATGCTCGCCAGCGGCGGCGCCCACTTGGGGTTGGCCTACCTCGTCAACGCCGTGGACGCAGGGATTCTGACATCATCGGAGGCAAAGCAAATGCTGCAACGGGAGAGACACGACGGCCCCAAGCCAACGTTTGAGATGACGAAAGCCGAGGGGTTGATGGCGAGGGGGCAAATGTCCCGCTTCGTCTCCAGGCTTTTCGGAACAACCGTGTCGGCGAAATCGGCGAACCAGGGTCCCAGGGCAAGGCGTCTGTCAATGATTACCGAGACGATTAGCTCCATCCTGACGGGATGAGCGATCTGTTGCAGGTTTCAACCAGTCGGTCTTCTACAATTGGAGGAATCATGAAATTTATGGGCTCGCACGACACGAAATCAATGACTTCCGACTACCAGATCGCCATGGGTGAGCTCTCCCAGATGGAGGAGGATGAGCCAGAGGACGAGGTTTTCATACCAATACCACCGTCGGACCTGTTCTACGCCAAGTCCGCCGTAGACGAGGTTCTTTCGTATTACGAAATGAAGGCCAGCGCGGTACCCGACGGAATAGTGCTTCATGAGGCGAAATTAATCGGGCCGACCCTCATCAAGGAATTGAAATCAGCGATAGCCGAGGTTGAGCGGGATGTGCGGGCGAGAAACGCCAATAGTGGCGATCAGTAAACGAAAACCTTGATGGACAGCAGACCGAGCGATGGGTACACCCGCGGTAACCGTGTTATGGGTTATGATAAACCTACACAAAACAACACAGCCAAATTGAAATATCACTGCATTGTAACTGGTGAAAAACGCCAGTTTCCGTGCGGTAGTTGCGTCAACCACAAGGGTTGCCTCGCATCGACAATGCAATACAAGGAGCGAAAACATGGAACCTGAGCCCGGAGCACCAACCGTAAAGATCGGCGACAACGGTCAGGTCCTTCAATGCGCCAAGGGTGCGGACATCGCCGCTTGCGGATACAGGGCGGGAGACGCGGTTTGTTCGGCGTGTGGTGCGACCGCGGTTGAGGTCAAGATGTGGGACAATGAGCCCAATGCCGAGGGAGAGTCGACGCCCGACAAAGTCCCCGCCGTGTTCAAGAAAAAGAAGGGCAAGAGGAATTCGTTAGCCGAGGCGATCTCGGCTAAGGCCGCCAAATACGCCTCCCCGCCGGCAAGAGCTTACGGCGACTTCGTGGACGACGAAGAGCTAGGGATCGAGCAAGAGGAAGAGGAAGAGGATCTCGATATAGAAGAACCGAAGGAAGAGGATCTCGACATAGATGAACCAGAGGAAGAGGATCTCGACATAGATGAACCGCAGATGGACGATCCCGAGGAGGAGATAGCCGAATCCGTTTCGAGGAGGAGGGCGCCGATGACGAAGTACGTCGACGTGCAGAATCCCATGGACATCCCGACGTACGACGAGGACGAGATGTACGAGGAGGACGAGGAGGACGAGGAGGACGAGGAGGACGAGCTCGCGGAGGACGCCGAGAACATGAATTACCGAATGCTCGGGAAGTCCGATTACGCCGATCTTCGTCTCGCGTCGATGGGCTTCAAGCAGGGCGAGATGGGCGAGAACCCCTTCGTCTGTGCAATCGAGAGAAAACTTTACCCCATTAATTCTCCTGTTTGCGAGAATTGCCCCGGTGGTTGCGTCAAGGAGGGCGACATGCCGGCGCTGCTCGAAATGGAGGGGGTCGCCGAGGACATGTTCAGGGGCAAGGTGCTTGACTCCGGCTACTCCGACAAGGCAGACATATTCGTTATCGACGTGGAGCGCAAGGACGGCAAGCCGGTTGAGGCATTCTTCGACGGGACGAGTGGGGAGTGCATGGGCTGGCACCTGCTCAACGACGAAGTCCTGAACGTCAAGTCGGGCTTTCAGCCGACGCAAATGATCGGCTTCTCGGAGGCCGCGCAAATAGCCACCAAGAGCATCAACGGCGACGTCGTGTCGGTTGAGGCCGACGTGTTCGAGGGGTTCGACAGTTACGCCGTCGAGATCGAGGGGGTCGATGGGAAGTCGTACGATGTGTTCGTCTCCCTTGACGGAGAGGTGCTCGGGTACGACACCTACACCCAGGAGGAGGCCTTCGCTATCGAGTCCGAGGCCGCCGAGATCGCCCTCAAGCGCGCCTACAACGACGAGGTGAGGAAGCAGATGGCCGAGCGCGGCGACGCCATGGACGACGGAGAGATGCCGATCGTCAACGACTCGGACCTCAGGAACGCCATCATGGCGTGGCCGAGGTCGCAGAAACGCCGCGAGGCCAAGCAGCACATCATGACGAGGGCGAAGGCTCTCGGTCTCGAGAAGTCGCTGCCCGACGAGTGGCTGCAGGAGAAGAAGCAGAGCGAGGAGGCGACGGGTGACGCCAACTTCCTGTCGAGCCTCGCCGAGTTCGAGCTCTTCTCGGAAGACATAAAGTCATTGGACCTTGACGAACAAGGCGCGGGTTTCATGTGCAAGGCGAGCGGCCAGATGGTCACCGAGGCGTGTCCCGAGTGCAAGTCGCATTGCGGCACGATGCACAAGCAGGAGGAGGAGGCCGAACTCTACTTCAAGCGCATGTTCAGCGATGAGCAGAGACAGGAGCAGGCGAAGAAGGGCAACGCCCTTTCCGACGGCTCGTATCCGATCGTCAACGAAACCGACCTGAAGAACGCCATCCAGGCGTACGGTAGGGCGAAGAACAAGGACAAGGCCAAGGCCCACATCAAGAAGCGCGCCAAGAGCCTCGGCAAAGAGGACTTGATCCCGGAAAACTGGAAGTAAGGGAGCATCGAGGTGACTCGCCTCGACCGTAACCTCAGGAGGAGCCCCGGGGAAAAATCCCTAGGTCCGATCGTCGGGAGCGCGAACAGGGACATGAACCCGTTCACGGCGAGGGACGCCGACCTGGACCTCTTGGTCCTAGAGGGAATCCCGGCAGTCAACCTCGGCAGGGGCGTGCCCGATCCGACGCCCGGCGGAACGCAGGAGTTAGCAAAACCATCGAGAGCTAGGTCCGCGCTGTTGGCCCGCGACGACGGCTCCGCCGTTGCCGCCAGGGGCAACGAGTTCAGTTTCTCGGAAAAAGACCCATTCAACATGAGCAACCCCGAAGGATTCTTCCCGGGTTCATATGGTCCGTCCTGGAAGTACCGCAATCTCCAAGCCTTGGGCGTGGTCCCGCGCAGCAGGCGAGCCATAACGCCCGTGTCACTGAACAAAGTCCCGGAAGTCGAGTGGACCGAGGACTACCACGACGCAATCAGGGACGAAACCGGGGTCTGGCACGTCCCCCCGCCTCCGGAGATGGAGGTGGAGAGGGCGGTCTATGACGCCCTGAAGAGGGAGATCATCGAGGTCGGTGGGTATGCGGCTCCCTTCCCGCGGCATCCGCGTCCAGAAGACTACGAAGCGGAGGACATGGGCTGGATGGACTTCACCAGAAGGAAGCTCAAGCCGGCGAGGCTGGGCCCCTTCGTCGGGGATGGGGCGACCTGGAGGGACGGAGACCCGCTGTACCATGCCATGCCGACGTTTTCCCTCCCCAAGGTGGTGGTCGAGGGGTTGACCGCAGGAGACGGTAAGCCACTCTTCTTCGGCACGACGCCCACCGCATGGAACGACTTTTTCCCATCCTGGAAAAGCGACATCTCCCTCCTGCGAATAAGCCCGACCGACCGGATGAACGTGACGCTCAACCAGCTCGCCGCGGCGCGGAATTCGGTACCCGACTCGCACCACACGATCATCGACGTAAACGGGGAACGGATGGCATCGGAACAATTGCAAGACCTATCTACCCAAGACGGGAGGAGCGCTTTCAGCAGGTACGCCGAGGTGGGGTTTTTCAATACGATCGTGCCGGCGTCGGACATCGAGGTGATGAACCAGACGGGTGAGTGGATCCCGTTGCTGAATGCGGACCTCGAAATCGCCTCGACCGCGAGGTCCGGGGGCGGCGCGGAGGCCGGCATGTCGAACGAGAAGAGCCGCGGGATCAGGAGGCTCCTGGCGAAATTGACTGACGGGAGATTCGGCAAGACCGAAAGGGACGACGCCCCAGCCGAACGACCCGCACCCGTGCCGCGCGAAAACGCGCCGACGGTCTCGGCCTCCCCCGTTCCGCCATCGAGGATTCGCTACTCGGATTCCTACGGTGGCGACGACTTGATAAAGGATGAGCAGAGGATCGAGCGCATGAATCACGAGGATCTCGTCTCGTCCGGCTCGTGGGATCGCATACACTCGGATCACTACGATTGGTGGGCCTACCCGATCGACAGGGGCAGCACCGCCTACGGGGAGACCTTCAACGTCGCCGGGGAGCCGCTCAAGAGGCTGAGGAGGGACCCCGAGTTCCTTGCCAGCCTCGCCCGGGAGATAGAAATTCAGGCCCTAGCCCTCGGATGGTCGCTGTACGACGCCAATTTCCTGGAACAGATCGACTGGGAGAAGGGCCAGGACTGGCGCAAGGCCTATCCCATAAGGCTGTGGAAGGCGACGAGATCCGCTCAGATCTTCGGCCTCGAGGAGGAGTTCGAATCCATGCTCATGCTGCAACGCTCCCTCAAGGATGCGGGCGTGAAATTCAACAATGTCGATTACTGGAATGACCCGGGGACGATCAACGACGTGCCGTCGCTGGGCCCGTCGTGGCAGGAGAGACAGCAGACGCAACGATTCACGGCGAGCGACGCGACGGGCCAGTACAGCCTGTTCCCCACCGAGTCGCGATTCGACCGCAGAGGAGCCGCGTCGGGGCCGACCAGTCCCGAGGTCACCCGCCGAAGACCTGAGACGGGGGACGACCTGTTCGCCGACCGACCGGAAGAGTGGCCGGGGCTGGCGTACGACTCCGATGACTCCTCCATGCAGGTCGTTTACGGCGTCGTCATCGCCGCCGAGGAGCTTGCGGACCTCCTGTTCGAGTCGGACCGGACGATGGAGTTCGGCTACCCGTACGAGCGGATAGACGAGGACACGAGGTCAATGATGGCCGAGGACATTTTTTTCGCCACGGGCCTGTTGGACGACGATCAGCTGGTGTCGGACTTCGACGTCGACAGGCAGGAGTCGGCCGCCAAGATGAGGGAGTACGCCCGGGCCATCTGGGACTCGGTGGGCTACGCCGACGACGCGGAGACCCTCGAGGAGTTGGCCGAAGCCCTCGAGGACCCGACGATACTCGAGGATGACTTGATTTACCAACCCACCGACTTGGACCCGGGAGCTTCCGACGGCGAGGCCGGGATGGGAAGACGCTTCCGGGGCCTGGACGAAGAACCCGATTATTCGGATATGAGTTTGAGCGACCCGGAGATACAGGACTTCATCGAGTCGGAATTCGATCTCGCCGAGCAAGACAAGATCTTCGGTCGGTCCCGCTCCTTCCTGGCCGACTTTGATAAGGATTCATTCGTCCCCGGGAAACCGAAAAAGGTTTACCAGCTATCGATAGGCGCGCCGGAGAACATCCCGGACCAGACGAAGGAGGACTACAAGGAGCTGTGGAACGCCGGCGTCGGGTGGCGGGATATAAATCGCCGGCTCGGGATCTCCAACGAGGACGGCGCGCTCGTGCAGAGCGAACTCTTGCGGACCGGAGTGATCTCGAGGCGTTCCGCACCCGAAGGCACGAGCCACTCTTGGACAGGGGAGTTGCGGCCCCTCACGGCCGCCGAGGAGAGATTCGCCGAGCTGCTCCTTGCGAGCACGCCCAAAACGCAAATCATGGACGAACTCGGTTTATCGGAACGGGAGTACCGGAACGTCGCCCGATTTTTGTATCAGCGCGGCATTTCGCGGGGTGTCGGCCCCGCGGGCCGCCCCAGGAGGGAGCTGTCGGACACCGAGAAGGAATTCGTCCGACTTTACGGGGAGGGGAAGACCATGCCCCAGATCATGGCCGAACTCGGCCTCTCGCGTGGACAATACATAAATAGGTATCAATTTTTGCGCAGACGAGGCCTGGTGAATCCCAGCCGCGAGTTAGTGAGTCAAGGTCGGCGGCCCCTCACGGAGACCGAGAAGGAATTCGTCCGACTTTACAGAGGGGGGAAGGCCATGTCCCAGATCATGGCCGAACTCGGCCTGTCGCGTGAAGAATACATAAGTAGGTATCAATTTTTGCGCGAACGCGGTCTTTTTAGGGGTGTCGCCTCCAAGCGGCGCGGCCCGAAGCGCCTCCGCGCGAACATCGACAAGGAATTCGTCCGACTTTACATGGAGGGGAAGACCGTGACCGAGGTGATGGCCGAACTCGGTTTGTCGAGACGGGAGTTCCGCACCATCTACCAATATTTGTCGCAGCGCGGTCTTTTCAAGGATCGGTCTCGCCAGCGGCCCCTCACGGACACCGACAACGAATTTCTCCGACTTCGCCGGGAAGGAAAGTCCAGGTCCCAGATCATGGACGAACTCGGCCTGTCGCCTGAAGAATACGCGCGTACATCTGCATTTTTGCGCGGACGAGGCCTGGTGAATCCCCGCCGTAGGGGAGCGAGTCAGCGGCCCCTCACGGAGACCGAGAAGGAAATCGTCCGACTTTACGGGGAGGGGAAGTCCATGCGCCAGATCATGGCCGAATTCGGTTTGTCGGAACGGGAGTACGCCACCATCTACGGATTTTTGCGCGGACGCGGTCTTTTTAAGGGGCCCGACAGGCGTCGCAACCGGCGGCCCCTCACGGACACCGACAAGGAATTCCTCCGACTTCACGGGGAGGGGAAGACCAGGTCCCAGATCATGGACGAACTCGGTTTGTCGGAACGGGAGTACGCCACCATCTACGAATATTTGCGTTATGGCGATCTTTTTAAGGATCACCCGCGGCGCCGCCGCGGCCGGCGGCCCCTCACGGACACCGACAACGAATTCCTCCGACTTTACGGGGAGGGGAAGACCAGGTCCCAGATCATGGACGAACTCGGTTTGTCGCCTGAAGAATACACGCGTAGGTATCAATTTTTGCGCGAACGAGGCCTGGTGAATCCCCGCCGTGACCTGATGCCATTCCGCCGTGAATTTAGAGACCGTCAGCGCGGTCTTTCGAAGGATCCGAACGACGGCCCGGGAGCGGAGGCGGGCATGGCCGGCGACCTTCACGACTCTCCGGAAAACGAAAGATTAATGAACGAAGCCGTAGTCAGGTTCAGGGACGGGGAGAGGCGAGCCGACATCGCAGACCGATTGGGAATCGCCCCAAGCAGGTTGGATTGGTTGCTGAGGAAGGCAAGAGATCGTGGCCTGGTGGAGCTCAACCGGCCAGGGGGGAGGAGCAAGGACCCCGGGTTCATCGAATCTCAGCCAAGATTCGCCGAGTTGTTCAATAGTGGGGTGAGCAAACCGGAAATCATGAGACAAATGAATTTGACCCACGCCCAATACATGAGCCATTACGATTCGCTGAGACGCCGTGGCCTGAGAGAACCGTTCGGGCGAAGGGACGCGCGCCTGGATCCCGAGCTGACCGAGTCCGCGGAGAGATTCGCCGAGATGTACAACTGGGGGGCGAGCAAGACGGAGATCATGAGGGCGATGGGCCTGACCCCCAACCAATACAAACGCCTCTTCAGCGCCTCGCAAACGCGCGCCCTCATCGTCACCAGCCATCGGCGCGAACGCAAGCTGACCGAGGCCCTCGGCGGCGAGGCGGGGATGTCGTCCGCCCTCGTGAGGAAGGTCACCGACGACGACGCCCAACTCAACCTCATCTACTCGGTGCCCGGGGTCAGGACCAGCGTGGTGATGAGGAACACCGAGGGCGTCCCGACCGTTCCCGGCAGGAACGCGATCATGAAGCCCTATCTTCTCGCCCCCCACGTGAGCATCGACCATCTCGCACCCGACAACCCAGCGATCCGGTCGCTGGCGCCCGCGCTGGGCCGGGCGGGCCTCGGTTCGTACCCCGTGGAGGGACACAAGGTTCCCAAGATCCAGGGTCCGGTGGTCAGGGACTTCGCCGACGAGCTGATCGGCCCGAAGGCCGTCGCCGACGCAATATCCGGCACATTCCCGACGGCCGACGAGTTGCTGACTGCCTACGCGGTCAACGCCCTGATCAGGGCGAGGGCCGAGTACCTTTCCGACTCCGTCCTCAACGCGGACCAGGTAAACGAGGCAATCCTGTTCAGATCCGCGTCACTCGCCCCACATAATGTCATACTCGGGGGCCCAAAATTGCCCCAGAAACTGTGGGACACCTCGCAGATCGGCATCCCCTTGCACCTCGACCCGTTCAGCTACTTCGAGGGCGATTCCAACTTCCTCAAGGCCGTGATCGACGCGTTGCCGGAGCAGGTCAGATCGGGGCTGGCCTTCTCCCCCGCCGAGGAGAAGATACCTGGCGTGATCTACCAGGACAGGTCCTGGGGGAACACCTCGCACTTCGAGAGCATCATAATCAGGGAAGACGACGACATCTCCAGAAGGTTCGCCCCCATGGTCAGGAAGCAGGCGGAAATAGTGTTGGACCACGCCAGGCGACACGGCGAGCTGACGAAGAAGTGGGCGCAAACCGCCTACGACTTGATGAGGGAGGCTGGCCTGACGGACGCAGAGGTGGCTTTCGTTGTCAACGAACACTGGACGAAAGCATCAAGGTTCAAAGTCGCCACGGTGCAACCGGGGAGCGTGCTGGGTCACGCGGCGAGGCTGGGCGTGAAGGCGTTCTCCTCGAGGTACTCGCCGATAAGCCGGGGGCGCAAGTACGACGACGAATCCGAGGGCCTCCGCGAGGAGGAGGATTTCGGCCTGCACGAGTTCTTCCACCACTACCTGGGCCAGGGTTTCACCAGGCACGGGGAGTACGTAGCGTTCAGGGGTCCGGCCGATCTGATCGACTCCTACCACGGGCACTTGCAGTGGGCGTTCAACCAAGACTACCAGCTCGGCATGTTCGCGTCGAAGATCCTGCTGGAGGGGCTGGGCGCGGACACGAAGAACAAGTCGTCCACGCTCGACAATTACAGCAGCGAGCTGTTCGAGTCGGTCGCGAGGGCGATCTATGACAGGTTGCAGGAGATGCTCGCCTCGCCCGACGCCAGGGCAAGGTTGCTGGGCCAGGTCTTCCCCGAATTCGTGGGGGTGTCGACGGCCGACGAGCTGAGGATCGAGGAACTCATACGGAACCAGTTCAGGAATTCTTCGCGGCGGTTCAACGTTTCCCTGACCCAGTACGTCCCCGTGATGCAACTGATGACCGTCCACGATTTCCTCGTGCCGAGGGAGTACTGGCCGTACGGCGGGGAAAGCAAGATACTCTTCGGGGGGGACGCATGAGACGCAACGACGCCGCCGACACCAGGCCCATACTCGTGGTGGTCGAACCCGGGTCGTCCCTGGAGGCCGTAGGGTCGGCGCTCGCGTCCTTCGCGACCGCCGACGACGACGGGTTCCTCGCCGAGGCCCAGACGGAGTGGGAGGAAATCCGGAGCGCAAGGAACCACGCCGCAGGGGGCGACGACGATACTGATAGCTAACAACTATACGTCTATAATTGTTTTGTAATTGTCAAATCCCGCCCCCGGGAATAGAGGATCAAGGGCAGATGTCGCCAACCCCGTTCAACGTTCCGCTCAACGCAAAAATGGTCGCAAAACACGGAACGACGTTCGTGTATGCCCTGAAGGACGGGCGTATCGCGTTCGTGGATCACGCCAGGAACCGCATGTTCCTCGACGGCAGCAGGGACGTCGGATCGGGCACGTACGGGTCCGGGCACAACTCGGCCTGGGCCGACGCGCGACTCACGGCGGTCGCCGCCAAGGGCGGGTCGGCGTCGTTTGCGATGACCAAGGCGCTGAAACCCAAGCAATCGAGATCCCCCGTCGCCGAGCCCGAACCACCCGGGGAGGATTTACCAGACGAGCCGTTCGCGCGGATGCTCCCGTTCATCCCGAAAAAATTCCTCGACTGGGCGGCGTCGTACGAGGTCGGGGACCCCCTCCCGCCGATGATGCCGGGTTACGGAAGCGTGACGCTGTGCGAGAAAAACATAAACGACGACTCGTACTCTCAGGATGAGTACGGGGTAGAGCAAGTGGTCGACGCGGGGCTGAGAGCGTTGGGTGTGCCCGAGGTAAACCCCGCGCTTGCCTTCGCCCCGGAGCCCGAGACGAAGAGCATGCCCCCTTTCGAGCAGAAGGGAATCCTCGGCAGGGAGATTAGGGACATGGCGAGGAACGTCATGGACTCCATCCTCAGGGCCAGGGGTCTGTGGAAGGACGAGCTGAACAAGATTCGTTGCGGGTCGGGCCCCAATGCCAACAGGTTCACCGATATCTTCGGGACGGGTTGCGACGTGCCGGGAGCCAACATACTGGGGAACGTCGTGGGGGCGGTCCGGGGCGTGGTTGATGTGCCGGGTCCGGTCGACGAGATCGTCGGTAGGGCCGAGGGGGCGAGGGAGAAACTCGCCGACGCCGCGGACGGCCCCGACGTGCCGGGCTCGCGCCCGAGCCTTGCCGAGAGGCTGAGGGCTAGGTTGACCGGCGTGAGGGGCGGGCACACACCGCACTACGAGGCCGACAGACCCAACGACCTCGACCCGGCCGCGGGCATGATCGACACGATAGCGGCCAGACGCTCGGAGCGATTCGGATTTATCGGCCTGCGTTCGTTGGTGTCGAGGAACAAGCAAAGAGAGCGGGAAAAAAGGGCAACCGAGAGAGCAAAGAAAATACGGAGAATGTTCGAAGAGTTCATTGGGTCCGACGAACACAAGCGATGGGCCGCAGACTTCGAGTTGCGAACGGGAAGGGCGCCGCACCCCGGGGAGCAAATTGACCAGTTCGTTAGACACCATGGATGGACGGGTTCCTTCAAGGACGCGCAGGGCAACGCACTGGTGGACGCTTACCGCAGGCCCATCGGAAGTTTCATGGGCGGGGCCGACACCGCGGTCGTCAACGGCGCAATAAGGGATGACCTGACCCTCTTCGAGGCGATCGTCGAGCAGATAGTCCACGCCCCGGAGAATAATGGCTTGATGTTCGACCAGAAGTCGGACAGGGCGAAGGAAAGGTTACGGAAAGAAGCGGCGGAACGACTCGCCGAGTATATGCTCATGACGGCGGAAGGCATGCTGAACACGGGCGGCCCAGCGAAGCTGCCGGACGGAACCGACAACCCCGAGCACAAGAAGCGCTTCGCTGAGGTGATCCCGACGTTTATACGGATCAAGCATTGGCGCGACAGGTCGGCGGCCCCCGACTCAAATCTCAAGGATGCGTCCGTGATCACGGCCGTGACCGGCTTCTTCGGCGACGAAGGCTTCGTCGAACGCCCGCACCTCGACGACATGACCCCGTTTCCCTATAATCCCGGATCGGAGCCTCTAGACCACCTTAACGGAGCGACTCCCTTGTGGTTGCTTAACTCAGGAGACAGCGTGCCGTTCATGGCGACCATCACCATCGACCCGAAGTGGTTCGCCGACAGCCAATACCAGAAGGACAGTCTCACAGGATTCAGCTTCGACCATCTCGGCATGGACCCCAAAAGGGAAGCCTTCCTAATGCACACAGCCGATCACGAGTTGAGCCACATAGACGATTTCGCGCAGAGGCTGGGAAATAAGCTCGGGTATTTTTCCTCCTCCGCGGGGTACGGAGAAGCCGAATGGAAGGAGAGGCTGTCGCGCCAGAGATTCGACCCGGCGTCGGGGTCGTGGATAGACCGAATCGACCTCGGGAGAGACTACGTCCGGCTCGCGGAAAAGGACGCGAGCGGAGAGATCTTTGGTTATCGCCCCGTGTCCTACCTCGGGCAGCAGATCGAGAAACTACAGCAAGTATTGGACCCCGCTGCGTTGAAGACTCCCTACGAAAAGAAGAAGGCGCTGTGGGAGTTCTACATGTTCAACATCCAGTTCGACTCGCAGGTTGAATCGGCCTTCGCCAGATGGCTTGCAAACGAGGCGCCACGCCACGGCGGCCAACGCCTCAGCAAAGAAGCGCAGGCAAAAATGCTCGAGCAGATCCGGGAAGAGCTGGCGATACGGGGCTACACGGATGAACACGGAATTCCGTTACTCAATTTCTGGAGGGACTTCCTGGACACGCCGCTGGGACGATGGAACAAGGACGAGGGACGTTTTGAGTTTCCGTACAACCCGCTCACCGGTAGGCGGGATACGACACCGTTCAACTTAATAGATGGCAGGCTGGGACCCTTATCCGGTGCTACGAATCAGCCTGTGCATCCGAGGAGTCTCGTGCCGGGCGATGTTGACACCCCATTCGGCCAGGCGCGCCTCGACAACCTCGTCTCGAATATGCTTCACGGGTTCATCGGCGGGACGTACGCGGGAGAGAACGACTACGAATTCGCCGCCGAGCTGAGGAGCCACCTGAACAAACAGGGGGCGCTCGCCGAGATCCGGGAGTTCCTCGCCGACACGGAAAGGAACTCGCACAACCTTGATGAAAACACGTTTATGACCTTGGTCGCGAGGTACGTCGGGCAGGACGAGGTGTACCGGCTCTACGGGAAAAAAGCGCCGCGGGGATCAAACCAGGGTTTTGGGCCGTTTGACGGGGGAGCCCCGGGTGGCGGCGGGGGAGCCCCGGGTGGCGGCGGGGGAGCCGCGATCGGCAGGCCTCCGATCCTCCTGGGCCCCGGCACCGGACCAACGATTCCGACCGTCCCGAGGGCCGACGACCCGGACGTCCCGGGCGACGTCCCACCGGCTCCGGATGCGGGCAGGTTGAGGGGTTCGGGCGTGGGGCCGGACGTCCCGGGCACTGGCAGGCGTGGACGAGAAGTTGTTATTGAGGATGTTGACGGACCAAAACCCGAGGCTCCCCCAAGGGTCACCGGCACGGGAGTAAAGAGACCAGTCAGACCCAAGACCGACGACGATCTCGTCGAGCCGACGGTCAGACCCGAAACCGACGCCGATCGAGTCTCTCCGGAAAGACGAAGAGCCGACGCCGACAAGGGAAGAAGGATGCGCGAACTATTCGACGACGACGAGTCCGCCGTACCGGTGGCGACGGTCCCTGAAGCCCCCGAATCTTCGGAAATACCACCCGGTAGGGAAAGGGACCGGCTACGCGTGACTGAAATCCGCACGCAGGAACTTCCCCGAAGCCGGGCCCGAGTGTCGGAAGCCGAAACTCGCCACGACGACGCCCTCAGGCGAGCGAGACGGACCGGATCCGACCCGGACAGGGGCGGGGACGGCGACCCGGCCGCGTGGGCGGAGTACAGGGTGGCCTACGAAGATTTGAACGAGGCGGACGCGGAAAACAATCAGTTGTCGCGCGAATCCAGGGAATTGGAGGAGCGCATATCGAAAAACGAACCGCCGGCGCTCGGCCCCGAAGGGGCGCACCAAGGTTCGTCCACCGAGATGGAGGAGAGGAACATGCAGTTCCTCGACGGTAGTTCGGCGGACGGACAGATTCGGATGACCAATAAGGAAACCGGAGAGACCGTCTACGTTAACCGAAGAAACCGCGAGGCCATGGCGGATCTGAAGCTCCACGGCTTCGTCCCCACCGACCGCGCATCCAAGCGCAAACCGACGGCGGCGCGCCCGGACGATCCGGACAATCCACCGCGCACAGCCGCAGCGCATCTGATGCTCGTGGACACCAAAAATTCTGATCTAGCGCGAGTGATTATCTACGATCCGAAAAACGGCGATCTCAGGGTCACCTACAAGGACGGGAGGGTGGTGACGTTCAAGAACGTTTGGTACGAGCGAGCGAGGAAGGCCGGAGAAGACGACCGACCGGACGATCTCATTGAAGCTCTGGAGAGAGAGCAATTCCAGCAGATCAGCAGGCCCATCGGCAGATTGGGCGACGACGGGCAGGGGAGCGGACGGCAGACAGGACCGAGGAAGAGAAACCGGGGCGGTGGCAGGTTCCACAGAATGGTCAACGATAGCGGTGACGAGATACTCATTTCGGTGGACGACGGAGACGGTTATTACGACGCCCGAAGAGACGGATACAGGGATCGCGGGATGGTCGGCAGCGCGGATGCCGGGATGTTGGGAAGATTGTCTCGCCGGGACCAAGAAATCATCAGGCGGGAGTCCAATCGGTTCAACGAGGAATGGCGCCGTCAGGATCGTCCCGGGATCGGCGCGGAGGCGGGGATGGCAAGCGGCGACAGGTCTCGCACCGTCGGAAGGGTGACAAGGGGAACGCTGAGGGACCGCGCCCTGGCCAAGTTGCTTGACAAGATTTTGAAAAGAACCGGGGCGGACGAGGAAACCAAGGAAAAAGTTAAAATAGGCCTCGGATTGGCAACGGCGTTCAGCGCCGGGGGGCCCGCCGGCGCGGCTACCTACGTCGCGGTGGAGGCGGCGAGAAGAGGCGGAAGGGATCTCGCCGAATTCACGATAGACGAATTGCTCAAGCGAGGGAAGATAGACGCCGAACAAGCGCGCAGGGCCATGGCGGCCGTCGACAGAATAGCCCCGGACGGCCTTCCGGACGGAGCAAGGAGACAACTCGGTAGGGCTTTCTCGGAAGCGGCGGATCTTTTCAACGAGCGAATCAACACCCCCGAAAACAGAAGAAGGCTCGCCGAAATGGGCGAGGGGATCGTCGATTCGGCTAGGGGGAGGGCGCGCGAGGTGGGTCGGCGAATAGGGAGACCGCGCGGCGACGTCGCAGAGGCCGGAATGGGCCTGCCGCAGGGCGAGGTACCGAACGAAAAGTTGCCGGCCAGAAATAACTGGTTTACGTCAAATAAAATTAAAAAGGGCGGAGCACTTAAAGCGCAGGAAATTTTGAATTTTGACAGATTGCGCCGCAAAAATCGAGATGAACAGGCATCGGTTTTGGGGGTTACCAGGGAAATTATTGACAAGATGCACGAACCAGACGCGTCGATTGAGCCGTTCGACGCCGACAGGCTTGTTGTTTCGGCCCTTGGTGCTAACCCCATGGAGATTTTTGGAGACGCATGGTTGATGGCCGATAAAACGCCGGAGCGGCGAAAACTTCAAAATATTGGAAAACTTGATGATCGCGATAACCGGATCTTGGAAATACGGGCCAATGGTGGAAAAGTCCAGGATATTGCTGACGAATTGAAAATAAGCAAACAGCGAGCGAGCTTTTTGCTGGATAGGGCGTTGCGAAGAAATGAAAGGGATTTAGATTCCCAGGCCGAGGCTGGCATGGCTGGAGCACGCCGAGAAGGGGGAAGCACTTACGGCAGATTAGTGCGCAAACACGCGGACGTCGTCTCGACGAAGCGAGACGAGATAGACGAAGCGCGACGCAGTCTCGCGAACGCTGCCCGTGGCGCGCGTCATCGGCGTGGCCAGACCCCGGCGGAGAAGAACGCCATCTACGAGGAGAGGGCCGCCATCTATTGGGCGATGAACAAGCTTTTCTCGGGAAATTTCCGGTTGGACAGGGAAAATGCCGGCGTGCGCGACGTGCGCATCAGGGTGAGGAATTCCCCGTCGCATGTGACCGCCAACCGCAACGGTGGATTGAGGATAGAAATACCCATGGAACTCACTTCGCCTGACGGCAAAGTCCTCTACGGGCACGCCACGAACTTCGTCAACGTAAACAGTCACGGCGACATCGAGATAGAGCACGCCGATATCGTCGTCTATGATAAATACCGGGGCATGGGTCTCGCCAGCGAGTTCAACGCCCGCAACGAGAACATTTACAAGGCGATCGGGGCAAGGAGCATCACGCTGAAGGGCACCTCGTCGTCGTTGCCTGACTCCGACAACCCGGAGATGCCGGACATGGTCTTCCAGACGGGGGCAACCCACTGGGCCAGAAACGGGTTCACGTGGCAAGACGAAAAGTCCAAGCAGAACTTCATCGGCGTGATCGACAGGGCGCTCCGGGACAGGCCGGAGATCTTCTCCACGGAGGAGAGGCAGAGGATCGGTTCGCTCTACAGAAAGGGCGGGGACGGCAAATTCGAGACTCGCGCCACCGCCAAAGATCTCGTCAACTTCGAGAGCGCGGACAGGCTGTTCGCCGAGGACGGAGCGGTCGTGCACTACAGGAGGGACCTGGTTCCGCCGGGGCGAAGGGACAAACCTGGTCTCGGCCCAGAGGCCGGCATGGCGGAGGCGGGGAGGGCGATGTCCCGCGCGGACGCAGTAAACGCAGAAATGGAGAGGCGTAACGGTCCGGCGCTCAAAAGGGACACGGATGCCGACGCAAAGACCGTCATGGCGATGCCGCCGCCATTTTCGGCAAGGGACTCGCAGACATTGACGCAAGTGACTGCGGATTCCGACGCGCTCACCGCATCGATCGCCCAGCAGAGAAAGGCCCTCGTCGAGAAGTACGCACCGGGCAGGCACGGCGAGCCAGTTGAGTCCTATGCGGACGAGCTCATGGACAACATGGGCGTCGCGCGCGAGAGCGGATGGTCGTGGCCCGGTGGCACGCCCATGACGTTCAGCGAGCAACTGGACCAAGCCATGGACTACTTCCTGAGGACCGCCGAACAAGACGGCAAAGAAGATCAGATTCCCGACCCGAATGACAGTTTCGAGGACAGGGAACTCAACCACATGAAGGGGGCGGCCAAACTGGCGGCCCTCGAGCTGGCCCAGACCGAGGAGGGAAGGAGGGAGGTCAGGGAGGCGATGGCGCAGGGGTTCCTCGATGTTTTGGCTGGGGCCGAGCCGGCACTGGAGAAGGACCCGTCACTGAGGCGGGCCACGACCATCAGAATGCACATTAACGACAAGTCGGATTGGAGAAAGTTTGCCGGATATGCGCAAACGGAACTCGGTCGAGACGGCAAGGTCAAGCTCGTCGTAACGCTGAATCCCACCATATTGGCCTTCGACTCGAGTTTGTTCTTCGGATCCGACGAAGGCCCGTTGTCCAAGGGGCAGGGTCTGTCTGAAGTTATCCGCTTCGCCGGCGCCGACGATTATCACTTCGGGCTCGGCGTGCACGAGTACGCGCACTTGGAGCACTACAAAACGTGGTACTCGAGCCTCGGGTTGCAGGTCGGACGGGACGCGCCTCCGTTGTCGGAGCAGCTGGACGGCCGCCTTGACAAAAGCCTGATGGGAACGGAGATCGCCCGGAGACACAATTTTCCGCAGGATGCAACCTGGGACGACGTTCGGGAGACATTCGCCAAGACGAATCCCTTACGAGACCCAGCGAACTTGGAAACTCACGCTTCAGTTATCGAAGCGACACCCGAGGAGTGGGTTGACGTACAAGAGTCGCAGAAAACCCACGACATCAGTTGGGTCCACCTCGCTCCGCCCCTCGACCACTCCATGAACGAGATAGTCGAGCGCCTCTACAGGTTGAATCAAGTTCGGGACCAACGCCGAAAAGAAGGTGGCGGTTTTACTGGCGAAAGCATGCGAGAACGACTAATGGAGACCATGGGAACGGCGGGATCCACAAGAAAGAACGTATCGGCAGACAATTTCAGCAGGATGGTGGACGCGCTGCAGACATACGACGACACGGCGGCCAATCCGTTTGCGGGCACGTTTCCCGAGAACCTGACAGAGGACCAGAAACGGTCGATAATCGCAAGGAACAAAATGCCCGAAAAAGTGGGGAGTTTCTTCCTCGCGTTGGACGACAATTCGGACGAAACGAAGTTCCTCGGGCCCGAGGACGTGAGAAAGATCGTGACGGAGGTGCTGGAGGGGCAAACGCCGGAAGAGTTCCTGGCCACGCACAAGCGGATCATGGATCAGGTGCTTGGTTACGACTCCAAGTTCGCCTCGACGCTTGGCGTGCCGACCGACGACGTCATGCGGGTTCTGGGCAGGTCGTCGAAGTACGGGCAGACGAACATCTTTGAGGCCGTCGCCGAGGCCCGCGTTCTGACCCTCTACGCCGAGCGTTTCCGCGAGGCGCTCAGCGTGAAACAACTCCAGCAAGTCGAGGAGATGATGGAAATGCTGGAACGGATAATTCCGGACGGGTCCGTTGGCGTGGCGGTGCGGAACCTGACACCGGAAGCGAAGGAGCATTTTGCTAGGCTGGAGAGAATGTTGGGCAAAGTGCCAGCATTGAAACTTGACTGGGATTCCGTCCGGCAATAAGGGGACCCAAGACCATGCGTGAGCGCGTTTTCGTTACAGACCGAGGCCATTTTTACATCATGTCCGAGGACGGCCAGACGACGTGGTACAAGGTTGTGGTGCGGAACTCCTCCCTCGAGCCGTACGAGTGGGGTTGGTTGCAGGTCAACGAACCCGAACAGAAGCCGACGATCATAAACGACGACAATCTGGAAGAATGGCGCGAAATCTGGAATAGCCGATGACTCGTAGAAAGATAGGTTCCAGGCGCAGGGGTCGCGACTCGTTCGTCGACGACAAGACCGATGCCGCCCTGTCGTCCGTGACGCAGCTGACGGAGACCGTGAGGACCAAGATCTTGCGACCCATCGGCGCTAAACCCCTCCTCCCGCCCCACCTCGTGAGGAACGCCGACCTTGACCCCTACGTCTACGAGGGAATCCCGTGGATCAACAGGGGACGAGGGATCATCGACCCAACTCCGGGGAATTTCCAACCCCTCAACAGGAGGCTGAGACGGGAGGCGCAAGCCGAGCTCGGAACCCCGAAACGAATGAGCGCGATGCGGCCGAGCCCATTGATGACAATGAGCCACGCAGACGGGCCGATGGCGGCCATGTACAGCTCGAGAATCTTTTCCAGGCCCGAGAACATTATGTTGATGGACGAAATTTTCGCCTCCGTCGAGGAGGTCGAAACCCGTGTCGACGCGGTACTGGGGACGAAACCGAAAACTTTGAGGGATGCGACCGACAGCCTGAAGAGACTGGAGAATTTGGTCAACTCAAGAGAGTCCGGAAGCAGCAACTTCAAACTAGATATCCCGTATTTCGCCTCCCAGATGCAACCCGAACTCAGCGCAGTGAGCCCGCGGTTCTCGGGGGACAGTACCCCGATGTCCAGCTACGACTACGGCGTCTACTACGGCGTGGCCGCGAACGTTCTCGAATATCCCGAAGCCTTCAGGGATGTCCATCTCCTCGTCGCGGCGACAAACCCCCCAGACGAAGCGACGGAAAGTGATCACGCCGGGGGCCGCAGCGCGGCGTTGCCTACCTATTACCTCATATCGCAGGACTCCCGAAACGAGCGTCAAACGCGGTTGGCAGGTCTATCTATGCCCCAAGAGGCGGTCTCGGGCGCCAAGGACATGAGTCAGTTTGCGATGGATATACTAGGAGGCAGGGTCACCAGCGGCGCGCGAATACCGATAGCCATAATGCTACCGATCTACAAGAGCGAAGGCCAAAAAGGCGCCCTGATGAGGCTTATCCCCTCCGGGATGCTCAACCTGTCGCTGCAAGTTTTGCGACAGGACCCCAACAAGGCGTACGGCAAGATCGCGAACCCGCCGGGCGATATGATGGAAATGAAAAAACAACTTCTCGATTTCTGGCAGAACGTGTTGGATCAGACCGGCGAGACGACCCAACCGCTTCTGGATTCCGTGGCAATGTCGGTAATAGTGGGCGGCATCCAGGAAATGGAAGACCTAGAAGGAAAGATAGCGCAGATGAGGAGCGCCAACTCGCAGGTGCCGAACGAGAACGCCCTTCAATCGATCCGATCCCTCGAGCAACGAATGGCCGAGGTGTACTCCCATACGAATAAGGCCGCGTCGCTCGTGGTGACCACACATGAGTTTGGGCACGGGCTCGATTTCATCGGTGATTACAAGAATTCCCCTGGGTACAAACAGGCGATGTCTAAGGCGTCGACCGGGATAAACAGTCAATACGAGGAGGATCGGGATCTGTACACCCTGGCATCCCTGCGATTGGGAATGGACCATCCGATCAGGGACGATCTCTCGGAGATGGTGTCTCGCGATTTCGTCAAATCAACGGTCTTGGAAATGATTCGCGCCAAGTCCGAATTAGGGGATTTTCCGATTGCTCTAGCTATCGCCAATGACATAAAGGACGAGCTTTCCGAGTTGGACCCGCTGATTGACTCCATCCTGACCGCGGGGATCGGAGATTCGGACAGACAAAGGTTGGTCAACCTGTATTACAAGGGATTCGCCGACGACAGCCAACATGGGCCGGCGGTGAGTCCGAAGAGACTCGAAAAAACGACTGGCGAGATAATCAACTCGGGCATCATCCGGCGCGATCTGCTCTACCAGCCCGAAAAATTGCTGCGAACGGCCCAGGAGGCCATGGATCGGTTGAGGCAGATCGGGGAGAAAAGCATCGCCAGTATCACGAAACTGAGCGACATGGATCAATACAGGTTCTACACGGAGAGTATAGAACCAATGATCAAGGGCGCCTACAAAAAAATAGACAGATTGCCAAAACCGGCCCAGCGCGCCGTGGCGTTGGTCTCGGCGGTTGTGGCTGCGCACAGCAAGCACACCAACGGGCTCTACGCCTACATCTCCAACTCCCGCAACGCTTATGCCGATGCGCAAAACAAAATCAAGGGTTTCGATTACGCAAACGACTGGTTCGTCAACAATGTCACCCAGGAGATGATCAAACAAGTCAACATAGACGGGGGCAGAATCCTGATGACAAACCTGATCTCAGAGAATCCAGCAGTCGTCAAGGAATTCATGGAAGTTTACGGGCGGCATCACAACCGTCCCTGGTTTGACCAAAACGGGGCGTTCAGCCCGACCGAGTACCTGAAGGACGCAACGAGCAACGACACAACAATGCTCGCCCAGGTGGTGAACAGGTGGTACGCCGTCCAGGGTAGCAACGGCTGGAAAAACCTTACGGATGACGAAATCAGGCTCGTCCAGTCGGCGGTGTCCAAAATCACGGATTACGCAGGTCCAGCGGACTACGACAACCATAACTTCCTGCCAAAGTTCCAGTTGGCCAGCAATTCGGAAACCTATGCGGAATTACATCCAGTTATGCTGATGAAAATGGAGAAATTTATGCGAAAATTGAATGAGAAAGAAAGGCGTGCCGTGGAAAGACTGCACGCCGAGATGATCGCCTGGGCCAGGTCGGTCATGAACAGAACCAGCGCAGGAGGCTGAACACAATGGACTACGAAGAAGACAAAAAAGCTATTGAATTGAGACGGAAGATCGAATCGATGAGCCGGGCCGAACTCAGGGCTTTCATAGGGATGCCAAGCAACGCCGAAGCGACCGCGAGCGTCATGAAGATGCTCGAGAAGAGGGCAGATCGTTTCTTCCCGCCCTACACGAAATCACGCTTCCAAAGGGCCCTTGAATCAACTCTCGCGCGTTCGATACAAAACGGAGACACCCCCGAACAGCAGGAGCTGCTGATGACAATAGCCATACCGATAATCGCGAAAACCCACGCGGACAGGGCCGAGGCGGCCCGCGTCTCGACTGACGGGGAGGTCGCTGAGCTCGAAAAAATCAGTCACAAAATCCGGAGGATGTTGAACGATGCCGAATGACAAAATAGACATAAAACTCGACCCGCTCGGCGGCCTGCTGCCGCAGGAGGTGGTGACGGGCGATATCTTGAGGGGCTACGGGCCCAGAAGGGGCAACCTCGAGAGGTTGCTCCGTTACTGGCGTCCGATCATGAAAAAGCCCGGTGGTTTCCGGAGGTGCAGGGTGATACTCGCGGACCACCCCGAGCTCTACCCGCTGAACAACATCTGCGCCTGGCTGCACCACGAGACGACCGGCCTGTGGCCCAACGAGGGTTGCCATCACCCCGGGATGAAGAACTGCAGGAGGAAGCTGCGCGGGGTCGTGAGCGGGTCAATCTGGAGCGACTCGGATTTCGACGATCGGCTCAGGAAGCTGACCCGCAGGGTGGCGAAGAAGAAGGACCTGCGGTCAAGCGGCGGCATCGACTCCGCCCCTGCGTACGAGCCGTTCGTTCCGGTCGTGACCGACGACGACTGGGATCACGCATGGGAGGTCATGGATGATTTCGTGAAAATGGAAGCCAAGTTCGTGGCGTTCATCTGCGATGACAGCAACTGGGAGATGTTCGACGCGGATGTCTGACGTGACCGAAACGACGGAATGTTGTCCCCGAAAAGGGACGATGGTCAGGACGATACTGCCGTCCATCGCCGTGTCGAGGGACAACGTCTACACCTTGCCCTTGTCCGTCGCGACCAGCAAGCAGAATGCGGTCGACTTCAAGTGCTACCAGATGGCCAAGGTCGGCCCCGACGGCGCGATCTACGACCACAGAATCAAGTTCAAGGTCGGCCTCGTCGGGTCGTCCAACCCGGTGGGCAGGGCGCTTCAGTCGGCGGTCGCCGTCGCCATGCCCGGCAACATGTCCACGGTGAGGAGCCCAGGCAGGTCGGCGATGTGGTCGGCCTTGACGCCCGGGGGCGGCTCGCCCGTGTCATCGATCGTCCAAAACCCGCTAGCGAGGGCCGCCGCGGCGTCGTTTCCGAAACCCGACAGGGGATTCCGTTGCCCGGAAGGGTTCCAGTTCGGCGGACAATTCACCGACAAGTACTACTCAACGTGCGGCAAAAAACTGTTCGCCCTCGCCGTTTCGATCCTGACGGGCGCCTCGCAGACGCTGGAGTTGCGCTCCCCGAGTCTCCCGCGCGAATTGAACATTTCGGGCGTCCCCGTAAAGCCGATCGGGGAAATGGGCCAGGTCTCCGTGATCAGGAAACCCGAAATCGAGATCCCTAAGGTCGGTTCCCCAAATTTCGGGTTGTACAAATCGGCGATAAAAAACGTGTCGTCGGAAATGACGGACTTTTCCAGACCGGTGGCGAGGCTGGTCAGGCGGGATGGCGTCGTCCTCAGCCCCCTCGTGTCGCCGACCGTTCTCAGGACCGTGCCAGACAATAGGAACATGGACGGGGCCGCGTACGTCCTGTACGTGGCCAAGCCGGCGCAGATAGGCGGAAACGAACTGGGGATGTTCTCAAACAGCGGGATAAATGCCCTCGTTTACGTTTTGCCGAACGGCGGCACGCTCACCCTGAGGAAGACCCGCAACCTGAGCAACGGGGAGAGACGAAAACTCGGCAGGCTCGTGGCCGAGGCCGAGCACATGCAGAACGGATCCGACGCAGGAGCAAGAATAGAGCACATTGCCGCGGAGATGGACGGCCCTGTCGCCTACGAGCAATCTTTCGGTGATCTCCGCGGGCCGAACGACATGATCACCGTCATGGATCCGAGAACGAAAAAACAACGCCAGATGCGTCGCTGGTACCGCGACGCGTTCGCGCTCGAGAAGGCTCCGCGCCAAATGTCCTCTCGGCCCACCCAGATCGAGGACGAGGCCGGGATGATCGACGATCTCCGCATGGCAGTGAACATGCTGAACCAAGGGGGCCAGATCGGCAACATCGCGCCCGAGTTGCGGATTCCCGCCCTTGACCTGAGTCCTCTTTCGGAGAGCAGGCGACTGAACAACCGCATGACCCGCTACAGACTCGGCGACGACCTGCTGACGGCCGTGACGCCCACTCTCGCCAACGAGCACATAGGTGTCATGGTCGCCGCCGAGGTGCAGTCCCAGTTGGGGGCATTGTCGCCAGAGGTCTGGTTCACCGGTTCGGGCTCGCGGAGACCCTATATAGTCTCGTACCCCAATGACTCCGAATCCCTCGGGCGATTCGCCAGGAGCACGGGGATGGACCTGGCCGACCCCGAGGACATGGTCAGGTTGATGATCGCCGACATGCTCACGGACGTGAGGGAAAGGAACCCGTCCAACCTGTTCACCGTCGGAGACTCGTCCCAGAAAAGGACCTTTGCGGGGCCGGTCGCGTCATCCGGTGGCGCAGGCCTGACGAGGAACGAGCTGGAGCAGAGAATCAACATGCCCAAAACCGCCGTCCTCAACGAGCTGGAAAACTCAATGTACAGAGCGTTCTTCATGCGCCTGCGCAAGGAGCAGAGAAGGCGCGCGGAGGCGTTGCTGGAGGAAATACTTGAGCGAGCACGGCAGTTCGATATGGCAGAATTCTACAGGCGCATGGCGATAGACGGGAAACTCTCGGAGGCAGAGCGCCGCCACATGGAAATAGTCTCGGTAATCTACGACAACAGGGTGAGGTTACTCTCCGGATCCCTGAAGTTCATCAGGAACGTCATCAATGGGGTCTGAAACTTTCTTCTCCACGGTCAACGACTGCGACACGAACACCACCTTCGCCGTCGTCGTTCTTGACGAGGGGAGAATGACTGCCCACGGCTCGGTCAAGCAGGGCAAGGACTGGGCGGGCTGGGTGAACGCGGGCGCCAAATCGTTGGACCAGATACGTCTGTCCCTCGACCCGTCCCTCAGGATGACCGAGTTCGTCCCCCTCAGCAGGGAGAACCTGATGGCGAGATACTCCCTGTTCGGTCCCACGACCGCGAAACATCTGATCGCACTGATAGAAGGCGATGCCCCGAACGCGCCGGTGAGCATCGAGTTCCCGGACATCGAGTCCAAATCGGCGGAGACCGGAGACACCGAGGCGCTCCCCCCGGAACCCGTGGAGGAACAGGAACCCGAATCGGAACCGATACAGACCTGGCTGATGTCGGACGTCGGCATAAGCATGTTCGACGTGCAGATCAAAAAGGACGCCGTCGAATTCAAAGCGAGGCAATTCACCAGGAACAAAAATTTCGCATCGTTCATCACGTGCGTCAAGGGCTCGAAGGCAACCGTGTTCGACGGTCGCTGGAGGGCGATGCCCAGGCCGGCGATGGATCTGACCAACGTCCTCGAGAGGTTCGACAGGAAGATAAAGACGAACGCCTTCGTCTTCCTCGACAGGATCGGTTACTTCGAGAAATCGGCGCCGATCGGTCTGGTGAACCTGCCCCCGCCCCACATCGTGAGGGACGCCGACTCCGACACGCTGATCTACGAGGGAATCCCGTGGATCAACATGGGACGGGGAATCCTTGATCCGACCCCGCTGGGGATGGGCGAGATGATCCGCGGGGTGAGGTCATTCGGCGGTGGGATGGCCAACATACTCAACAAACCGTCCAGGGTGTCGAGGATGACCAGACGGAACGCCGAAGCCGAGAGGATCAACGCGCTGGCAGCGGCCACCAACGACTTGAACCGCCTAATTCCCAATGCCTCGCAAAACGCCGCGGGAGCCAGCAGGCTCAGGAGGCGGCTGTCCGACTTGGCCGACAGCATAAAGCCAGCGACGCAATCCTCCTTCATCGGGGACCGGCCAAGGACTAGGAGGGAAAACAGGCGGATCCTCGAGGGCGAATCCCGCCTCGCACAGGCAGGCAACCTCGTCTCGCGTCCGTTCGGCGATGGACCGATGGCGGCGATGCGAAACGAGAGGGGCGAGTCACCGGAGACATCCCCGATCGTCCGTGCGGCCGAGCAAAGAACCGAGGCCGACATCGCCCGGGGCTCCAGCGGCGGCCAAAGATCCGGTCACGGGAAAAATCCCCGCAAGGACGGGGAGCGCATACTCGACAGGCTCTCGGCTCGTCTTTCACGAATCTCAAGAGGTTTGGGCCGATCCGACGCCGCGGAGACCGCGGACATGGACGATGTCCCCGTTCCGCCCACCCCCGCCGATGCGCCAAGTGGTGTCGTCGGCGACCCGTGGCTGATGGACGATGCGTCGAAGCGAAACCTCCTGTCGGCGATCGACGCGCTCAGGGCGACGGAACCCAATGGCGCGCGCCGGCCCTTCAACAGCAGATTCGCCGAGGACGAAATAGAGTGGTCCGACTTCACGCCCGCCGAGCAGTCAAGTTTGGTCGGGCAACTCAGGTCTCGCCGGGACCAACTCGTCGCGAGCATAAACGAAATCATGACGCCCGAACTCCCCGGCGACCCGGACTACCGAGTCGACGGGGTCGTCACGCCCGAGTCGGTGGCCAACGCGGTGGCCGACGGCCACTATTTCCTGACGGAAGGCGGTGCCAACCTGTACCCGGACGTCACGGCCCTGCTCGCCATAGACGACATCCTCTCGTCCACGGACCCAGCGAAGCAGTCCTCTGCTTGGCGGATGATTGACGACAGGAACAGGTCGGTCGTGTCGCGGGCGGCGGAGATCCAGAGAAGAGACATGAGGGACGCCAGTCACCGGAGGACCCAGGGCGCCATCGGGGAGCGGACGGTCATCAATCCGAAGTGGCGCGAGCGGGGATCGATGACATCCCTCCTGCTGCCGCTCAGCAAGATCCAACCTCGTCGACTCGTGTTCACGCCCGAAAAACCGGCCGACTTGAAAAAGATAACGGAGTACACGGCGCTGGAGCAGCAGGCGATCATCGAAAGCGCCCATAGGCTGAGGCATGGCATCGCAGATTATCTGCGGAGCAAACTCAACATCGCGGGGGACACGCCCATGACGGAGGACGTGCTCGCGACCCGCATCTTGAACCTCGCCCCGGATGATGCGGCCAAGATCCAGCAGTACGCACACAACCTGATCGTGCTGGACGAGCTAGTTACCTCGGCCGCGCCCGTGGTCTATGGAACCCGGGGGCAGGTCGGCCCTTCGATGGAACCCTTGTGGTCGGCCCTCACCATCCCCGCGCGAGACAAGATCCTGTCGGAGGCGAACGTCGGGTTGGTCCCGCAGGTCTCCAAGACCAGCAAACCGAAACCAAGGAAGTCAAGGACGCCCAGGGTCACCGCCACGCCCGTCGCCCCGACGCCGCCCCAACAACCCACTTCGTCTCCGTCCCCCCCGAAAGGGAACGTCCCCATCGGATTGTCGCCGGTACAGAGCAGGCTCGGAGACTTCGGCGAGGCAACCAAGACGCCCGTCTCCGTGGTCGTGGACGCCACCAACCGAGTCGTCACGACGACGCTGGAAGACGGAACGCAGGAAACGAAGCCCCTGTCGTCGTTCGGCAGGCCGAACCAGTACGACCTTACCAACTCGCTGCTGATAGACGACGTGTTCTACGTCTTTGAACCCAGCCTCGGGCTCTACAGGGACCCCGTTACGGGCAACTACCTGACGGATTACTCGCAGGTGCCGATCTCGATTAACAGCCAGATCTCCATCGCCGACGCGCTGGGACCGGTGCAGTCATCGAAAAAATTGCCAGACCTCGTGAGCTACCCATCCATAACGCCGTCAAAAGACGACACGGGGAGAAAGTACGGGCTATCCGACGAAGGACCCCAAAAATTAACAGTGACCGAGGTGCTGGCCAGGGTATTCAACATTGACGAAGAGCTAGCAAAGGACCTTCTCGGGACGAAGATTTACTACGCCCCCGGGGTCTTGCCAGGCAAGTCCACGAACAGCTTTCGTCAAGCCGCCCTGCTTCTGCTGAACACATCGACACTGAACAACGCGATCCCCCAAGGCGAAAAACAAAAGCTTCAAATGCTCGACGTCGTCGACATCCCTGAGGGCTCTGACCCCATAGAGAGCTACCTCAACTACATAGGAAGGCCGGACATCGCCGTGGGCTACGTGGCGGCGGGCAGGCCAGCGAATTTCCTCGAATTTCAATCGCGCGCAACCCAGGCACGATCGCCACGGGCCAACGCAACCAATGCCCGGGAGGGGATGAACATCCCTGATACTAGCTTGCTCCCCGAGCATCTCAAGGGATACGATTTTAATCGCTACTACCGCTCCGCTATTCTGAGCAGCATCTTCGCGGCGGAAGACCCTTCGGACGATTTCCAAACGTTGATCCCGGGAATGGCAGCTGATGCGAAACCACGGGTCCGCAAGATGGTCGTGCTCTGGAGGCACCCCGACAACTTTTCCATGAAGCATCTGGCTTACCGCGACAACCTCACCCAAGTACAGGAGATAGCGCTAGCCGTCAACAAGGCCCTGTCGACGGACCACCCCAACGACTGGTTCGCGGCCTTTGAAGCGGTGCGAAACGCCTACGACCAAGCGAGGGAGAGGCGCCGGGACGCCCTCAATAAATGGAGGAACGTCAAAGGGGCGGCAAGCAGGAGCCCGAGACCGCGCAGGGAGTTCATCCTCGCGGGCGAGATGCTGGAATCGCTGGAGACCATTCTTGCCGACATATTCGAGAACAATATGCACAAGGTCGAGGACTCGGTGCGACAAAAAAGCGCCGGGACAGCAAGGGTGGTGAACGAGATGGGGCGCCTGCGAAAGCGCGCGGTCCAGTCGGGTTTGAGAAACGTGGCAGGCCTGGAGGAGAGCCTACTAATTCCGCCAGTCAACCTCGACGGCACCCCGCTCCCGCCTCGAGGGGTAGATGAAATTTTGGGCATGGTCGAGCGTCACACCACCCTGGGCTTCCTCCCGCACATTCCCCGAACGCTGACGTCGGACGACCCGATCGAGCTAGCTGAATTGAGCGAAGAAGCGATCAGCACCCTCGCTTTGATAAACATGGCGGTGGAAGAATTGAAAGACCCAGAGACACAAAGGCCGCTTCAGGAGGTCCTCGGGCGCCATCATATGGGCAACCCCCAGAGGAACGCCCTCCACAACGCCATATATTGGGCGACGGGGGCCAAGGGGCGGCCAATATTGGTTACCGAAGATGAATTCGAGCTGCTCGCCGGATCAACAATGCTGAAAGAAGTCACCGTCCCTCCAGTCAGCGGCGATCAGTGGGTGATGAACTTCGTAGAGATGCGCAGGGGGATCGCAATGGCTAAACCGCCCATGACGACGAACCAGATGGCCGCGGAACTCATAAAAGGACCGTTATACATCGTCGGTGAGGGTGGCGAACACGGGGGGTCCGGAATCAACTTTGCGCGAAGAGCGGGCATGTTGAACTACGGGGGGAGAGACCCTTCCGGGGACATCGTCCTCGCATTGATTCCTCGCACCACTCGGATAGAGAATAAAGACAGGATGAGCGCCATTCACGGGCAGCTCTTAGAGATGTACGGGGCCTTCTTCAGCGCAATAACCCACTTTTCGGGCATCGAGAAAACCATGCCGATAGACCTCGACGCCGACAACGACCCCGACTGGTCGCACGATAACATGGCCAACCCGTTCTACAGATCAAACCGGTCCCTCACGGCCCACGGTTATTTCGTGCCCTACGGCAAAAAGAGCGTCGGTGCCCACCGAGGCCAAATCGGGGGCGCGACACTAGAATCGCACGCCAGAGCAAAAGGCATCACCATCCCGCAAGTTGACACGGCGGATCCCGAGGCCATACGCGACCTGGCCAAGATCCTGCTGACGATCTCCGAGGACCTGTTCTCGAGAAACGACAACGAGTTCAGTTGGGACTCTGAACGGGGGGCCAGAGTGGACGCCCAGGCCGATCCACTGTACGGCAAGCAGTGGTGGAGGGCCACGAGAATGCAAATTTTCGGGTGGATGGTTCAACTGGAAGTTTTGAAATCCATGGAGATGGCAAAACTGAAAGCCGAGGGGAAGGTGCCATGGAACGAAAGACTGGCGAACCTCGTCAGCGCGCAGGAGATCCTATCGTTCTGGAACGACGAGGTGACTATGGGGATGCTGTTCGGCGTGGATGTGTATCAATCCGGCGGTGACCTTCCTATGACCCAGAACCCGGTCGCCTTATTTAGGCCATCCGTGATCGGTGACCACATTATGGTTCTCAACAGAACCGCGTTGGTGATGCTACACAAACCGGTCACACAGGCCGCCGAGGCGGAGATATATTCTCTCATACGCAACCCGCAGATTCGTAAACCAGACGACCCGTCCAAGGTCTGGAACCCATACTACCAAAGATGGATCGACGACCCTGATTTTGGAACGACGGCGCAGGACGAAACATGAGCGACAGATTCAAAACAAACCACATGACCGAGGCCGAGATGCACGAAGTGCTGGACGATTTCAAGTCCGTCGCCGAAGACGCAAGATTCCCGCCCTTCAGCATCCCCACGAACGCTAAGGAGAACGACTTCGTGTTGGTGCTCTCGAAGGAATTCGACGAATTCGTGAAAAAGAACAAACCCTACGACTCCTTTGATGCCGTCCTTCAGGCGTACTCCGAAGAACTCGTTGAGGCTCGCGCCTGGAGGTCCCTGGGCTACTCGCCGGAGGAGGCTGCTCGGGAGGTCATCGCCCGCGGGTACAGGGACGCGGGCCTATCTGAAGAGTCCGTGAAGTCTCAAACGGCTAGCGATTACAACCGGTTCGCCAAGGAATGGGTGATGTTCGCCGATGAGCAGTTGCCGTGGGGTGGTTTGGTGTGAAGAAGGGGGCGTCCAGGGACGATGCGCTGAAGATAGCTCGATACATGGGATGCAGGGGTGCGCACCAGGACGACTCGGGGAACTGGCTCCCATGCGCCGACGCCGAGACCTTGAATCGTCTATCGTCGGCGGCCGAGGACGACGACTGGCTGAATAGGAACGAGAAAGACGTGCACTCAGGCAACGGCCCGATCGGCGGACCCGCCGTGAACGTCGACATGAACGGTAGGAAAAAGAGGGGCGTGAAACCCTTCGACGTGAAGCCCCCCGAGTTCGGAGAAAACAAATCCGCCGACAACTACACCAAGCCGGCGATGAGGGAGAGCATCAAGAAGCGAATCATGACCAGCTCGCAAGGGGGCAAACCGGGGCAATGGTCGGCCCGGAAAGCCCAGCTGGTGACCCGGGAGTATAAGAAACGCGGCGGTGGCTACAGGGGCAAGAAGAACAAGAGACAACGCTCTCTATCAAAGTGGGCCGAGGAGAAATGGACCACGTCCGACGGCAAGCCAGCAATCCGCCAGGGAGGAACCAGACGCTACCTGCCAGCCAAGGTTTGGTCGAGGCTCACGCCCGCCCAGAGGGCCGCGACGAACAGGAAGAAGGTCCAGGGCGGCAAACGCGGTCGCCAGTTCGTCGCGAACACCGACGCGGCCGCGCAGGCGAGAAAGAATCTCGTGAAATCAGATTTTCCGATCATCGTGAAGAAGACCCTCGTGATGGAAAGATTTTCCGAGATGGATGGCAGGGGACCGCGGAGCAGGCGCCGCAAGAGGGGCAAAAGATGGGAAAAACTGACCGAACGGGGTCCATCCGAGATCGTCTCGACCCCGAATCTTGGCCTCACCTCGAAATCCCAAGCCTCGCGCTACCAAAAAATTGCGACCGAAGTCAAACAAGTATTGACAACATCCCGGTTTTTGGCCGACTAACTCTGCGAATGCTCCTGTTGGGGTATTCTTATCGGTACTAAAAGCGCGCCCAGAGCGCGAGTGAACGGGAAAAATGGACGATTCAACCGAGCAGGGCGATTGTTGCCCCATTTCGCAGGACGAAATGGAGACCAAGGGTTTCTCTTTCGGTCCGCGGCAGGTCCGTCCGGACAATTTTGACGCATACGTTGACAAGGAATCGGCCCGCGCCCGAGCCCGGATGCTGGGTTGCATAGGGATACGTCAGTACAGCTCCACGACCGGCGGAACGGTCTGGATGCCGTGCAGCAACGAGTCGGATTACAGGAAGGTGACCGGACAGGACGTTTCGTCGAGAAGGCGACGCAGAAGGATGGTGAAGGCGGCCTTCCCTGACGACGTCAAGACAAAGGCGCTTGGGGCGACCGTCGGGTTCGTCGACGGGAATGTCAACCTCAACCCATTCACCGCCATCGACGCCGACCTCGACGGCCTGGTCCTGGAGGGTCTGCCGATGATCAACATGGGGCGGGGGATCCCCGACCCGACCCCGGGGTCGAACCTTATACAATCCCTCGTGCCCGACAGCCCCAACCTTCCATCTGCCGAAATACCGGGCGGGAAACCGAGACGGACGATGGAGCGCATGCCCAGACCGTCCTCACTCGAGATTGGCCCAACGGTAAGACGACCAAGCATCAGACGGCGCACGGGGAGGGTGAGGGACCAGGTAATCAACGTTCCCGACGCGGAAACGATTGCCGGCCCGTCGCCATCGGACGCCGCGCGCGCGGTACCCATTGACGAAGTCATCAGGAGGGTGAGGGCCGCCACGGGCTTCGGTGAGCCCGACACGAGAAAGCCCCAAAAGACCCCACGGGATTTGGTGGACGAAGACCTGATCACACGAAACCGATTGGACCTGATCGGCATACCGACCGGCATTCTCGACGTGTTTGACGCGTCAAGGATCAGCGCTCCGACGAGCTCAGACGGCGCGGCGGCAAGACTGATAGCGGCGGGCGGAGCCGACGGACTCGGTTCGCTCAACGCATCGCTCCTCCACCAGGCACTAAGCAACCAATCGAGTTTGCGGAATTTTGTCGCCCCAACGGGCTCCCCGTACGTTGCCCAACTGGTGGCCCTCGTGGAGGAGGGCAGGTTGCCCAGGGTGGCGAGAGCGATCCTCGGGATGTCCCCCGAATCGGTTGAGGATTTTCTGGCGGTGAATCCGCGTGTCATGATAACGGCGGCGAGATCGGCCAAGAAAAAACTGAGGCCGGTCGGTTCCTGGGCGACGAGAATAGACCACGACCCGTTCGAGGTGGCGGTCCATCTTTTGAGGGCGAAGGATTACCACCTGTCCGCCATAGCCAACGGTTCGGACTCCCCCGAGTTGATGAACGCTGTCGACGAACTCGTCGGTAGCAACGCCTCGGAGACGGCGGCGATTTTTTCGTCGCTGGTCGGGGCGAACCGGGACAGATTGTCCGCGGCATACGACGGATCCGTGTCCACAGCCAGATCAGGCAACAAGTTGCTCATGGTCGCGAGGGACCTGATAGCCAACGCCACGGAGAACGATTCCACATGGAGTGCGTCCCGCAAGGCGGTGGCCCGAGTGTCCGAGGCGATGGTTTCGGGGGACGAGGCTATGGCCGCGATGGGCAACTTCTCCTTCCGTTACGGCAGGAACTACCCGAAGCGTCGCAGGAAGAGCGGGGACTGGTCGCCGATAGCGAACAAAATCCGCGACTCGATTCAGCGCTACAAGATCCGCTACGGTGCGCCGGCGGCAAATTCAGCCAATTTGGCTAGATTTGTCGACTTCGCCTACCCCGAACTCCTCGATGAGGCGGCGGAACTAATTGACGTTTTCAAGGAAAAAATAGAGTTTGGCTCCCTGAGGTTGGATGACTACGCCAGCGAGGGCTGGAGGAGCAGGGACGACATGGACCTGGCTCTTGACGAGTTTGATCCGATGAACCTCGAGTCAATCTTCGACCCCGGCAAAAAGATGGGGCTCCTGAAATCCATCGGCGTGGTTCTGTCGGCAGCGGCCAAGATTGCCCCGACGCCAGCCGAGGAGGACAGCGTCATGAACATCATGGACGAGGTCGCCCTGTGGAGCCTCACCGTCCTTCCTGGATACTCGGTTCCGCGCTCGGTGACCTCGCACAAGAGGGGAATATTCCCGGAGGTGTCCAGCGGCGGCGAGGCGGGAATGGACGCCGCGAGACTTGTGCGACAGGACATCAGGGAATCTTTGGCGGATGAACCGGGCTCTTTACGCCCCGCGATCGGGGGCACGCCGAGGATGCGCATGCAAAGGAAGCTGATGTCGAGGACGAGCGAGCTCCTGGACGACGCCTTGCCAGACGACTTGTTGGGCAGGATCGAAAACGATCCAGAGGGTCCGGTGGTGGACATAGCGGAGACCTTCCTGGCCACCGCCGAACAATTCAAATTCGATCAGGAAACGATCGCGGCATTCTACGAAGACCTCGCCGAGATGATGAACAAGATAGTTGAGGATTTGCCCGACGAGAGCAAGCGTCCGCGTCTTGCGAGCATGTTCACAGACGCGCTCGAGGAAATTTCCTACAACATGGACGACGAAAACACGCAGTTCTTCCTGAGAACCGGCGACATCCCCTCGCGAACCGTCGGCAGACTGGCCCGCAGGATCATCGCCGGCGACAGGCAACCGGAGGCCGGCATGGGCGCCGGGCCGGACGATCAGATAGAGCCGACCATGGAACCGGGGGTGGCACCAGAACCGTCCGTTGCTCCGCCGCCTGCCAGGAAGCGCGTGTCCGACGCGGACACCGTTATGCTCTACGACGAGGTTTTGCGGCTCGTGCGCTCGTTGGAGAACCCGAACGCCGCCTACAACCCCGACGATTTGGACTCCTGGAGGGAGAAGGTTAGGGCGGCGGGAGCCAACATCCCGTTTGCCGACGTCGACGGACTCAAGGACGTGGCCGACACGACCTTCCCCGCCGCATCCGGGGGCCAACCGCCCGTCTTCAGGAACCCCTTTGCTGGTGTCTCAACCGATGCCGTCGAGTCCATCGACGACATTCTTGACATAGTTTTGGACGAGGTTGGCGTCGGTGCGGGGGACAAAACCGAAAAAGTTGTTTCGAACCTGAAAAGGCTGATGGGCGTGAGGGACAGCGCTGATTTCCATAGCCTGGTTCGCTCCCTCAGCGCAAAAAACGGGTTGGCAAGCGGCGCCGACATCTCCGAGCAACTGATGGGAAACTCCTACCTGACGGACTCGGCGATCAGGAACAAGGTCACCGGGAGATTCCCGGACTTTTACGACATGATCGACCTGCCCAAGCCGGTGGACGGGGCCGAGGCAGGCATGGTCGGTCCCACGATGGACGGGATCAGGGGGAGGGTCGTCGCCGAACGCCGAGCTAGGGAGCTGAGCAGGGTGGCAACCCTCAGCGACGAGGGCGACTACGCGATGCGTGCGGTGGAGGTGCGACGACGAAGGTTGCTGGGGATGGCGGAACCCGGCGGTTTCCTTGATTTCATCACGCGGGGCGTCACCGACCAGCGCTCGCCTTTTTACATGCGGTCGGCGGCGTCGCAAATGGGGGGATTGGAGCCCTACATAGACAGACTGTCGGATTCACAAATAAATGAAATGTGGAAGAGTGTGGCCGATTTTGTCTCGCAGGCGAGATTGGATATGACCGAAGGTGGATTGAACTCACCCTACGCCGTCATGTACAACGCCGCGAAAATGACAATGGCGTTGGACGAACCCGAGCTTATGGCGGAGTCCGCGGAAAATTTCACCGATGCGGAACTGCTCCAGAACCTCAACGTCAATTTGTGGGAAGACCTACTGCCGGCCGAGGGCGAATTAACAGTGACACCGTCGGACATCGATGCGGTTTCCCCGGTTAAGGCCAAAGCCAGGGCGGCGCTACAGGCTCTGGCCTTGGACAGGGGCCGGTTGATCGAGCTCATCACCGGGGAGACTCCTGCACCCAAGACATCGGATCGCATGTCCGGCGTCCGCGGCGAATACATACCGACCCCGGTGCACATGGCTCAACTGGCCATGGCCGACGCCATAACCCCGCTTGATTCGGAGTCCCTCGTTGCCTTCGTCGCCTCGCTCAACGACGCACAACTCACGTCCCTGTCGGCCGCTCAAATCCTGACGCCCGAGGCAAAAGAACTGACCGAGAACGAGTTGCGGGCGATATCGTTCGCCACCGTCGCGAGAAAGTTGCTCGGCGTGAGGCAGTTGGCGGATCGCGAGCCCGCGGAAAATAGGTTCTTCGGGGACCAGGTTAGACGTGTCCTCGGTGACGAATCTGTGTCGGTGCCTGTCAGGGACCTGGTCTCGGCGATCCTTGCCAAAGACGATAGTGCCGTCTCACGGGCTCTCGCGAAAATGGAGCCGAATGAGGAGAATGTGGCCTCCCTCGTAAATGTGTTGTGGGAAATGGGCAGAAACTCGCAGGGAACCTTCATCGTCCCCCTGTTGCCGCCGAAGATCGCCGACGCAGAAAGGCTGACCTCACTACGGGCCAAGGCGATCGGTGTTCTTCGGTCGCAACGGGACGGGGGCCGGCGAATGGCCCGCGACGTCATTGACCGTTTCCCGAAGGAGGGAAGAGGCTACGAGATGGTCCAAGTCGTCACCGAACCCGCGGATGGCCAAGCGGCGATGCCGAATCTTGCGGAACTCCTGCGAACCTATGACGGATCTCCCGATTCCGCCGCGAAAATTATCGGAGCGCTGTCAGACGCACAACTCGAGCGACTGAGAGACAACTACATCATCCCGTCAATCCTGCAGAGGATGGACAGGCAAGCTTACGAGGCAAGGCTCGAACAGGGCCCGATTGCCCAAACGAGGGCCAAGATCGACAATTTAGGAAGGCGCATGATGATGCTGACCTTCGGAACGGAGGGCTCCAAGAGGACCTTTGACGACGTTCTCTCGAGGACGGACGAGGCCCTAGCTGGGGCTTTCGGCGAGAAGATCCTCGAACCGTCCTTGCTTACGCCGCAGGAACGCCAGCATTACAGCGAGATAATCGATTATTTCTTCTCCGGTGGCTCGGAAACCTTCGACGATCCCGCCGAGTACGGGGCGGCGGCGCGGGCCCGGAGGATCGCCGAGGCGGAAACCGATGGGGAGGTCTTGTCTTGGGGCGAATTCCGATCGGGGGCGTTACCGGATTCCGAGGCGAACTTTAACAGGTACATGGGTATCGGTGCCGAGGCCGGGATGGCTCTCGGCGACCAACAGGGAAACAACGAAAATTTGGACCTGCCCGAAGAAACCGCTGTCGCGCTGTTCGGCAAAGACGATTATGACCTCATAAGAAGCGGCGACTACACGAGCGGGGACACAACCGTTCCACGGATCTCGGTGCCCGAGGAGAACGACTACGCGATGAAGGCGTTGGCCGCCTTCTTCCGCGCGCAGGAGGGAGACGTCCCTGACGAAATTGCGATCCGTCAGAGGAAGGACGGCTCATACTCTGCCTCGCAGCTCATCTTCCAGGCGCTCCAGAACGCGACGCTTGATTTGATCAGGCGGATGCCCAACGCGCCATTCGACTTCCCCGACGGCCCATACGTCGTTAGGGACGACCAGAACAAAGCAAGAGCGAACTTCTTCCTCGCCGCGCTGAAGGAGTACCTGCTGCTCCACATGACGCTGGGCGAGGACATGTTCCCAATCGAGGACATCAGACACGGTCGTGATCCGGTTCGTTACTCGTTCAACATAACCCGGGACGACTTCCAAATGAGTGTCGGGGACGATCTCCTGAACTACAAACTAAACTACGACCCAGGTCAGCCGAACAACTCCATCCGGCAGGACCAAGCAGGGGAATTTACCGGGGACCCGTCGGAGCACCCAGCAGTCAAGGCCATCGGTAAGTCGATCGATCAACACAAGAGACTGTTCCCGAGCTTCCATGATTGGCTCTCACAGGCGAACAGGTATTCGCGGATCCTCGGAGGCCAGCACTACGAGAAGGATCCGAGCAAGTACGGTTTTTTCATCACAGAAGAGGTGATGAGTGACCCGGGTTCCATGGACCTCGACAAGGTGGTCCGAGAAGTCGCCGATCAGTTCCTCAAAATCGGATCGGACTACCCCCTCCATAAGCAACAGCCGCGACTCTTGCAGGACGTGGAAGACCTGGGCCCAGACCCGGACATCGTAAGCCCGTTCCCGAGCCTAGAGAGCTACCCTGACCCCAACACGATCGCCAATCTCGGCATCTCGAAAGACAAGTTGGCAAAGCAGAAGAAGATCGCCAACTCCTCGGCCAAGGCCAGCGATGTCGCGAGACAGTCCTGGTGGGGCATGTTCACATCGGGAAATCTCATGGACGAATACGAGATCGCCGCGGTCGCGAAGACCACGGACGGGGACAATTTCCACCCCGACGCCATTCTGACGGGATTGAGGAAGTGGGCGAGGGATAACAACATTTCGGACGCACAGTTCAAATCCCTGTACTCCGCGGCCCAGGCAGCGGCAAAGGCCCGCTTCAATTCCGTCGCCCTCACGAAAATCAACAACGTGCTCAACGACATCGCCTTGAACTCGACGGGCGGCATCCGGGGCGAAATACACAGGCTAGACCAGCGCTTGCGCCACCTCGAGCAGCACTGGAAAATGTTAAGCGTCAACTACCAGGACAGAATCAGGGCCAGGATACAAGCCACCTACTCCGCCTGGGGGGTGCTACTCGACTCGTACAACCGGCATCGAGACCAGCTCTTCAGGCAGTCCGCGCGTGGCGAGATCACGCCGCAGCAGGCCGTCGATGAAATTCAAAAGTTTTATTTCACGATACAACCAGCGATCTACCAGGCCACGAACCTGATCGCGGATCTTAGCCGTGAAACTGAGGCGTCCGCGAGGGCGAGGGCCATCAACGAAATCGAACGAGGGGAGATAGAAGAGCGAATTGAAGAGATCCGCGCGGCGGCCAAACTAACCGGCAGGGACGCCGAGGCGGGCATGAGACTGGTCAGAGGAGTGAACAACGCCCTTTCGCACCTCGCCGATGACCCGTCGGGCCTGTCGGACGAACCCGCTGGTGGCATGTCGGTCGGTCGCACCAGATTCGGGATCGTCGGAACGGAAAGGATCCAAATCCCAGACAAGAGGGTCCTCCTCTCCACGAAGGAAAAAAGACTCGCCGCCGAGATAGCCAAAGTAAACGAAATCCTCTCGAGGGTCAACGTCGACGAGATGGAACGCATCCCGGACATAAGGACGGCGATGGCGACCCTTCGCCGTGGCAAACCAGACAGGGTCGTTCCGCAGATGCGCTTCGGCAGCCCTGCCGAAATCGAGCAGGCCAAGAGCACGGCCGTCCTGATGATGATCGCGGACGCCGAGGCCGACGCGACGACAAGGAAAATCATGGGTGCTCGTTACAAGCGCTTCTCGGAGCTGGCCATCAACTCCCTGCCCAGCCTGACCAAGCGAATAATCGAGGACGTCATGGTCGACGGGATCGCCGACGCCATGCAGGCCAACGGAGTCAAGGAGGCGGACATAGACGCCGCCCTCGTGATGTACGCCGAGGCAATCCGCAACGCCAAATACTTCGCGATTTTCAACCCGGTGTCGGCGACGGCCCGCCTGTTCGGCGTGGAGCCAGAAGACGTCTCGGACGCCATAGCGACGGAGACCCTGCTCAGCAAAACCAGCAACATCCTGAGGATGGCCCAATCGTACGCATCGGGTTTGTCCGGGGCCTACAGCGAGGCATCGGTTCGCCGAATGACGGACAACCGATTCCCCGAGCTCAGGAACCTCGGTCCGCTGTATCTCGATTCGATTTTCACCCCGAAGGGATCATCCGACCGGGCGACGCAAAAGCTGAACTCGGCGATATCGCTCAACAATTTGATGAGACTGAATCCGCGTTCCATCCCGGTGGCCTTCGGCGTGTCGGACGACGTGGCCCAGCTCATCTCCGCCTCGGCGCCCCCGAGGAGGATCCTGTCGGACATGCACAACCCCCTGCCCTTCGACTGGAACTTCATGACGTTCCGCGACAGGCAGACGTGGCTGGGTTCGGAGGAGGCATTCAACTCCCTCGGCAGGATGGGCGTCAACGACGAATTGTCCAAGCTGCAGAAACAGATAGAGGATTTCGGATCAATGGACGGGCCGTACCCTGCCTTGGCCAGGATGATTTCGGGGAACGACACCACCACGGGTGCCTTCGGTGGGCAACTGATCACGGCAAACGGCAGAAGTCCGATTTACGCTTCCCGGGGCCTCGAGAGGGCCGACATGGTCCGCAACGGCCAGAACCAGATATCCGCGCTCGCGTCCGTCGTGCCGGGGATTTCGCAGATGTCCGACAGGGCGTTGAGCCGGTTCCTTGGCGCCCCCCTCGAGGTGATCGCCGAGTTCAGAAGGGACGGCGCCGCCGTTTCCCCGACGGAAGCCGAGCGCTTGGCACGGGCCTTCGGCAGGACCGCCTCCGAGGTGTGGCCATCTGACATCCCACAGTCGGACGCCGACGCCGGCAATTTCTATTGGCTCGCCTCGACCTGGGACCGTTCCGGAGAGGTCGTAGCCGCCATCAACGAAGGATCAGACCCGTTCGCGGCGGCGGCGGAGATGCCCAACGGCCAGTTCGTGGCCGACAAGGTGTCCGAGCTGCTCAACGACGGAACGATCGATCGCTTCTACGACCAGATCGGGCTGGAGGAAATAACCCAGGAGGACGCAGCGGCTTTCGCCTCGTCGATCGCGCCACGAAGCAGGAAGGGCGTCGTGGAGATCCTCGCCGCGTCGGGGTTCAGGGAACAGGACATAATCGACGCCACCGGGTTCAACCCGAACACCGTCCGAAACTCCCTGCACGAACTCAGAAAGCAAGGACTACTGCCCGAAGTGGTCGGGTCACCGAAGTGGATAGCGAAAAACGGGGATGCAGTGATGGCCGATTTTTCGTCGGGCGTCTCAAAACGAGCGCTGATGAAGAAATACGGAATCGGCGCGAAGACTCTCGACTCGATACTCGCATCGGCCCGCGGGTCAGCGCGGATGGACGATGCGTACGACTCGTATGGCGGGGCCGAGGCAGGAATGGCAAATCGCAGGTTGCCCGACAACACCCCGATGTCGGACGGCCCGTCGGCCAACTGGAGAGAGGACAGGCCGACTCGCGCGGACGGCACTTCCGTGGACCCGGAACTTCAGATGCCACCAGCCATCGTTGCCGATCCCTTCATCAACCCCGGCTCGCCTGCGTCTTTGGGCGTGGATGGCGAAGCGAAGGACCCGGAAAGAATGCAGATGCTGGGTCGGGTGATATCCCTCTGGACGTCATTCGCGCTGGAGGGCGGATACCTCGATAACACGACGGGCGACGAGACCACCCACGACGCAATTTTCGGCTCAACTCGTGATCACCTCGACGACTTGGCTTCCGAAGATGTGGACATTGGGATGCTTGGCGATGTTGCGCAGGGCGATGCCGGGAAAATGCGGGCCAAGAGATTCAGGAACTTCGATATAGCCACGCGTCAGGAGAACTCAACGTTCCCCCTGTTCGGCTTCGACACCGTTCCATCGGTGATACGAGGAGAATTCCTTGGAACCGGCCTCTACAGAGGCATCATGCCGATGCTGAGGGGAATGCTCCAGGCGATTTACGACAAATGGTTCAGGCGACTTTCCCCTGATTCGGACCGCATCTCCTCCGAATCAGTCGAAGTTGGGACAGACACCCTGATTGAAGGCGTAGCATCGGGCATTCTCCCCGCGCCGGAAATTCCCGAGGACGTCAATGATGAACTGCGCCTCAAGCTATGGCAGATGAAGCAGATCATGCGAAACCCGAACCTGGTCGACGCTCCACCGATGTTCGAACCGGGCGACGAGAAAGTAATGCGCCTGCTCATCCCGATGATGGCGGCGACGGACGAAAGGAACCTGCTGCGAAGCAAGTTCGGGGCAACCCCGACAGGGACCATTGACCAGCCGAGTGACCAAATAGCGCCATCGACGACGGAGGGGACGATGGCATGGGAAGCGGGATCAAATACCGACTTACCGTTGTTGCAAGGCGTCCCCATGTTCTCCAATCTCCTGCTCGGCTCAGTGCTGGAGGGAAATGCCGAGGCCAAGAAGATAGTCGACAACCTCACGCCGAGGCAAATCATGATGGCCAACTGGGTCTACGGCATGTACACGGCGGTTGAACCGATGGTGGACGCGTTCGGAAGTATCATGCCGAAAAACCCGTATATCACTGCCTCCCCTAACATCCCCGAGGAGCCGGGCTCCGAGAGAATGCTGGGCGATCCGCTCTACATCCCGACGAGGGAGATGGATGACCAAGTGTTCGCCTTCACCTTCGACTCCTTGTTCAAGGCCTTGCAGGAGGTGGCCGAGCAACCAGGACTGCTCTTGATGGAGGCACTGCCGACCGAGGCCTGGTCCAGTTTGTACCCATCGTCGGGTGGCGAGGCCGCGCGCCAAGCCACGCAAATGATCGAGTCGACGAAGATTCTGGCGAGGATCCTCGCCGACGTGCTCGCCACGAGCATCTACAGGAAGGCTGTCCAATCAATCGCCGCGCGAGACAAGAGGAAGATCTCGCCCTTCCATACGCCCCTCACCACGTCGTCTGACCCTTTTGGCGACAACGACACCGACTGGTTCAGGTTTGCGAGACCAAGGGTCGACTCGTACGGGTACTGGTCGATGTACGGACCAAACATCGTCTACTCCGGGCCGGATGGCAATCCTTACCTGCCGGGCTGGAACGATGAGACAAACCCGATCACGGAGCCGGGCGCGGCGAGCTCAGCGCTCACCCCCGAAGCACTCGCCGCCGAAAGAGAATCGTTACGAGAATTGCAGCGCGTGATAGACGAGACCCCGGGGAAGTACTGGTGGGAGACCGCATCCGCCTACGGTGAACTCGGGGACGATCAGATACTGGAGATGCACCCCGAGGAGTTCGCGGACTACGTTTCGTCGATGATTGCCTTCGAGGATGCCGCGCTCGTCGAGGAGAAACCGAGCCAGTTGCTCAAAAGGGCTTTTGGACGGCTTCTGGGAATGGGCTACCCAGTCGCCGAACTGGACCGCTTCGACGAGTGGATCGGGCCCATCATCAAAGGGATCCCAGCGGGAACGGTGACGAAAGACGCCGTCCTTCGTCAGCTGAAGAATATCTTCCCGTGGCTGGACCTGGACCGAATGGACGACATCTACCCCGTCACGGGCAAGAGTTTCTCGGAGTCAATCAATGCGATGAAAGAAATGTTTATCACGTCACCGCTCGAAGTGATCACAATGTTCGGGGGAAAACCGCACCTGACTTTGGCCCACACAATCCTGAGCAGACCCGACGGGCCTGAGTCTAACGATTTTAGAAACAATTTCATGATACCGCTGATCAAGGGCATCCTGCAGACCCACCGATCCAACATGGAAATCGGATACAGGCAGGTCGCCGCGTTCAAGAATGGCTTGGACACTATGAGGGTTGGGATTGGGATGCGACAGACCGATTTCCAGACACAAATGTATGTCATAGAGCAACTCCTGAACACCCTGCGAGAGAGCGGATCCATCAACGACGAGACGCACCTTAAGCTGGCGGAGGAGGTCGCCCGCGCGCACGTCCATTCCCTGTTCGGTGATTTGGAATTCGGCCAGACTGTCGTAGAAAAGATTCACGACGACCAGGACGGTTGGGTCACTTTCTTGGGAATTATCGCACGGCACACGGGTGCCGACGGCGCCGACGATGTTCGTCAGCTCACCCCCGAGCAGAGCGAATTCCTAACCCGGTACAACAGGTACTACGCCGAGGCCCAGGATACTTTGGGCACCCTTTTCGAGCAGCACATACGGAGCGGCATCTACGGGTCGGTCAAGACGCTCGGCGAGGCCGTCAGGGAGATGGAGCCCTTCATACTTGCGACCGAGCGGGCGCGCAAACGGAGGATTTTGCTGCCGAGGTACAAGAGGGAGATGATAGACCCGATCAAGGACTCGCTGCTAAGCGACGACGAGAGATTCGCGAAGCTCTTAACCTTCAACGAATGGCTGGACGCCAACGGATTCCCCGAGCTGACCTACGACAGAGGCGACAGAGGAACCGGCGCGGAGGCGGGCATGTCCGCACTGACCAGAATGGTGATGGCCCGGTTCACCAACGACACAGTTTTCTCAATCGTGGAAGCCTACGAGGACGCGGCGAAGTCGGGGTCGCCCGATGTAAACGCAGGACACCTCCTGTTGGGGGCCTGGAGATATGTGATGACCCACCCCGAAACTGGTACGTACTTGACGGCCCTGAGAAGACTGAACATCTCGGTAGAGAACATGATCAACGCCCTCCAAGGCGTGACCACCCCGAAGGACGGTCCCTCCCCGAAACCCACCAAATGGACGAAGGCCGCACACCGGGCGCTGATCGGCGCACTCAAGGCCTCCTCGCAAAGAGGCAACGAATTCATTGACCTCGGCGACCTGATCCTGGCGATTCTCAACGACAGGCTCAGGGGCAACGAAAACGACGACGGCGTGAAACAGGCGCTTCGATCAAAGAACATAAGCCCGGACGTCATCGAGGCGACAATTGCTACGGCAAGGGTTTTGAGCGGAATGCCGTTGAGTCCGGAGGCGGGAATGTCGCCAAGTCGCGCCAGAACAAACTCTACGGACAGAAGTGACGACCTCAAGCGAAACAAACTCCTCGCGAACGGGATGTGGTTTAACTCGGACCGACGCATATCGGTCGCCGTGGGGACGGCCACCGACGGGGAGCTGGTCGACGAGGTCGAGCGCCTAATGGACATCTACTCACTGATGGCGGCGAGCAATGAAATCTCCCCCGTGGACTTCAGGGGAGGGGAATCCCCGTTCTCGGCGGACGCCGTGCGCCCAACGAACTCTCGTCTCATTTTCGGTGACAACGGCCAGGAACCGGCGGACCTCCTGGGGGCGATAAGGCACGCCATGGACAGGGCGGACGCGATGGTGACCGACAACTCGGAACAAACGCGACTCACGAAACTGAAGTCAAGCATGCGCCTGTACTTCGACAACGACGAGCACATGCCGGACGAGACCGACGACGCCGAGGCGGGGATGGCGAGGAACTTCGCCGACATGATCGAGCCCATCGTCGGGAACTTCGCTCGCTCCGAAGAAGTCGATCAGAGGCGTTACTTCGAGGGGGTCTACGGGGACGTCGATATGAGCGAATCGGAACTGCGAAAGGTCGCCGACAACATATCCATGGGATCGCCGTTCAACATCTTTCACAACCTTGACTACACCGAAGACGACATCAACTGGAGCACCAGCAATTGGTCCTTCAACAAGGACGCGATCTACGTCGAGGGGGCCGACTCCGTGATGATAAGGATGAGGGACTTGGATCTTCGCACGGCGGAGATAGCGATGATCACGCGCAAGAGCGGCCCGTACAGGAATGCCTTGGCGCTCGTCGGCGGATTGAAGGACGATGGCGAGGACCTCATGACGACCGCGACCCGCGAGACCTTCGAAGAGGTGGGGGTTTCCCTTGAGAACGCCCTGCAGGCGGATTACCTCGGCGCCATGGAAGCCCCAGACTGGGACCCGAGGTTCGTCAACGGGGTGAGGGTCGGCGCCGGAATGTTCGTCGTCCCCTGGGACACGCAACTCGTCGCCGCCTCGGATGCGTCGGGAGCTCGCTGGGTTCCTCTCTCCGAGATAGCCGCGGGCCAGCACAGGCTCGCCTTCGGCCATGCCGAGTGGATACGAAGGGCGGTCGCAAACCTGCAGAACGATCCGTCGTCGGATCCGTACGGCGACCTGAGTCTGTCGATCAACAGAAGACTCGGGATGCTTGCGCGGGCGGCGAGGGTGAGGAACCAGAAGATGATCGCCCAGATAAACGACATCCGCAGGGCCACGGGGAGGAAGCTGTTCCTTGGATCGAACAAGATGCCCCACCCGTTGATGCCGTGGGGCAACAGGGTCGCCGCATCCACCTGGAGATTCGGACCGGGCGCCGAGGCGGGCATGTCGGACAAACCCATAGATGATTCGCTGCCACGCGAGCTCGGTCTCCTGTCGGTGCAAAGCAAGATGCCGCCGAGTCACCTCGAAAAGGGCAGCGACACCGCAGGGTTCTACAGGGTGGGCACCTCGAGGGGCGGGGACGACCTGTTTGCGGCCTGGGGCGACAAGGACCGGGTGGAGCAGTTATGGAGGCCGTACGTGGAGTTGAGTCTCGAGCGGGCGAGGAGGGGCGACATTCCCAACGACCAGCAGAGACCGACCGCCTACATACTCGGGGGAGGATCAGGGACCGGGAAGTCCACGGCGAGGAACATGGGTTTGGCGGGCATACCGAACTACGACAGCGCCATCGTGGCGGATCCGGACGACGCAAAAATAATGATGCCCGAGACGAGGCTCTGGTACGCGCGCAGGCTGGAGAGCGCGTCCGGCCTGGTGCACCGAGAGTCGCGGCAGGTGGCAGCCGTGATGGCGAGGGCCGCCACGGAGGAGGGGCTTGACCTCGTGTACGACACCAGCGGACAGTTCAACGACGGGTTCCAGGACCTGGTTGACTGGCGCAAGAAGGGATACAACATCGTCGGCCACTACTTCTTCGCACCGTTGCCAGTCATCCAAAAAAGGGTGCTGAACAGGGAAGATCAGTTCGGGCGTCACGTGCCGGAAGGGATAGTTGAACAGATCCAGTGGAACCTCCAGCAGATACTTCCCATCATCATTGAGAGGCAATTGTTCGACGAGTTGTACATCTGGGACTCGGAGAAGGACCCGACGAAACCCCTCCTCGTCGGACAGATGCTCCTCGGGCAGCTGGGTGCGCCGCAGATCCTCCAGATAAAGCACCCCTACCTGTTAAGATACTTGTACAAGGACAGGACAGCCCCCGATGGCAGTAAAATTGAGGTGCGCAAGACGCAAACGATAACTATTCCGTTCTCTGGGAGGTAGGGATGAGCGACGACAGGATTTCCGATCGACCGAGGGCCGGCGCAGGCCTGAACGCCTTTGAGGCGCTGCAACTCGCGGCGTGTCTGGACCAACCCCTGTCCCATTACGGACTTGCCGACACCCCAGAAAATCGCAAAATGCTTGACAAATTGAAGGACATCTACGCAGACATGCGTAGCCACGGTTACGGCATAGACATAGCCACATAAAAATACGCTACTTACACTACGGCGTTTAGTATTCTGCTAACTTTGAATCCAGACGCAAGCAGCGGGTGCTCACCTAGCGCTGTCTAGTAGAACAGCAACAACAATAATGCCCAGGAGGCAAAATCATGTCGGAAGACACGAGCAGGCTCCGCGAGTTGCAGTCAGCACTCCGCGAAAAGATGCAGCAAAACAAAGAGATCGCGGACTCATTCCGCGTTGACAACGGAACGGTCGTCGTTACGACCGAGCAGAAGTCGGCCTTCGACAAGAACATGTCCGACATCCGCGAGATCAAGGGACTCATTGAGGGTCTCGAGTCGCTCAACCAGGTGAAGGACTGGGGTTCATCCCCGGCCGATGCATCGATAGCCGCCCAAGCAGCGGTCATCGCACCAGTTCAGCAAGCCCCGAGGTCGATCGGACAACAGTTCGTCGACTCACCGGAGTTCAAGGCCCTCAACGGGGGACGCAACGGTGCCAACATGGCCTCACCATGGCAGTACACCGGTTCGCTCACCGAGTACGGTGTCAAGGACGTGTTCTCGGCGATGCCGACGGGCAACCTTGCCAACGGTGCGACGGCGAACTTCGGAACCGTGCAGCGCGACCCGATGGTCACCCAGCCGACGAGGACGAAGCGCGTCAGGGACCTGTTCCCGTCGCGCACGACCACTGCGGCCGTGATCGAGTACTTCCGTCACCTCGGCTACACAACGCCGGGAACGACGGCAACAAACGCCGCTGCTGCGGTGGCACAGCGAGACACGACTCCGAACCCGGACGTGTTCGCTGCCAAGCCGCAGTCGAGCCTCCAGTTCGTCGCCGAAGCCGCTTCGGTCCGCACGCTTGCCCACTGGGAAGCCGCGCACCGCAACGTGCTGGCCGACGAACCGCAGCTCCGCAGCATCATCGACAACGAGCTCATGTACGGTTTGCGTCTCCTTGAGGACTCGCAAATCCTCAACGGCAGCGGGTCGGGCGAGAACCTGAGGGGCGTCCTTCAGACGGCGGGAATCCAGACCTACAACTGGTCGTCTGGTCAGACCGGGGACAATAGGGGAGACGCGATTCGTCGCGCCCTGACCCTGTCGTTCCTTGCCTACTACGAGCCGACCGGCGTGGTCATGCACCCGAGCGACTGGGAGAAGATCGAACTCTCGAAAGATGACAACGGTCAGTACCTAGTCGCGGTTTCCGTGGCTCTCGGCGGTCAGCCGAGGCTGTGGAGGACCTCGGTTGTCGAGTCACCGGCAATCGCCGAGGGCACCGCCCTCGTCGGTGCGTTCGGAACCGGCGCCCAGCTATACGACCGCGAGCAGGCAAGCATCCGAGTCAGCGAACAGCACTCGGACTTCTTCGTCCGCAACGCGATCGTCATCCTGGCCGAGCAGCGCCTGGCGCTGGCGGTCAAGAGGCCGGAAGCCTTCGTGAAGGTTACCTTCAACAGCGCACCAGCCTGATCCGAACTAACGCAGGAATAAGCGTCGCCCCCGTCTCGGCCGAGGAACATTCGGCAGGGACGGGGGCGTTGCCTTTCACGGCGAACATGGGTTATGTTTATTTCATCGTAGACGTGCAATAATCTAACTACCATCTTTTGGGAGATTTCTTGGACATCAACGACATTCTCGGCAGGCTTGTTTCAGGCGAGATCGTAATGGTCGTTCAGGACGAGCCAGAAAAGCCGGCGCAGGTCAAGCCCAAGCTAGCCGCCGAGGAGCAGGAGCTCGCCGATGCCCTCATCGCCATCGCCAAGAAGTACGGCAAGTTCAACGAGGACGAGACCGGGATATGGGCGGGCTACGAGCCGGCCAAGGACAACGTCGTCGCGCACATCGGCGTCAAGTGCGCAAACTGCGCCCTGTACGCGGGGAACGGGGTCTGCAAGATAATCGCCCAGAAGGTCGAGGACGGCGGCAAGTGCAGGTTCGCCGTGATCCCAGACGGCGTGGTGAAGGGCGTCTACGACCCGGCCGCTCAGATGCCCGTCATGCCCACCAACGTCGGGAAGCGCAGGATGAAGATCAAGGAGGAACCCGCCAATTCCGGGAACTGCCCGAAAGCCACGAGAGACATCGCCACCAACCTGAAGAACAGGACGAAGGCCATCAAGACGGCCACGTACGGGCCCCTCAACCCCGACGAGCCCAACGACGCCTTCTACAAGAAGCTCGCCACGGAGTGGGCTGTCGCCCCAGACCAGGCCCGCAAGCAGATGTGCGGCAACTGCTCGATGTTCATCGTCACGCCCGAGATGAAATCGTGCATACAGAAGGGCGTGACCGGTCCCACGCGGAAGGACGAGTGGGACGCGATCGACGCGGCCGGCGGGCTCGGCTACTGCGAGGCGTTCGACTTCAAGTGCGCGTCGAAGAGGACCTGCCGCGCGTGGGTGACGGGAGGCCCGATCACCGAGACGAAGTCCGTCGCCGTCCGCCCGTCGGTCAAGGCTCTCGGCGCCGCGATCGGCTCGGGCTCCATGGGACCGGCCGACGAGGCGATCGACCACGACATGGACGGAATTATTTTCGAGGGGACCCCGCAGGAGCAGCGCGCCCCGTACAAGAGGCAGAGCAACAACAAGTACGAAATGGATCGCAGGAAGTTCGTCCGCTCGGAACTAAGGAGACAGGGCATCAAGCGCAACCCGAAGGTGCAGGACCGCTCGCAGAAGGAGAGGGACGCCCGCGCGAAGGCTCGCGCTGCGTACGACAAGATGACGTACATGGCAGGACTCGAGGAGGAGAATCGAATCGAAAGAGGGAGGGTCCGTTCTCCGGCGACCACCAATCCCAAGCCGGCCGACAGGTACCCTGACCCGCAGAAGAAATATCCGCCGGGACAGAAGCCAGAACCCCCATCCGCGGCGACCAAAAATCCCAAGCCGGCCGACAGGTACCCCAACCCCCCGCCGAAAAAGTACCCGCCCGGTCAGACGCCCGAGGGACCTTCCCCGGCGACGCGCAACCCGAGACCGGCTGACAGGTACCCGAACCCGCCCCGCAGGGGGGATGGCGGGAGGGGCGGACGAGGGTTTGAACCAGGGCCGTCCGGTCCGCCAGGACCATCGGCTGCGACGGGCAACCCGAGACCCGCCGACAGGTACCCGAACCCGCCCCGCAGGGGGGATGGCGGGAGGGGCGGACGAGGGTTTGAACGAGGGCCGTCCGCCCCACGGAGACCAATGAGACCAATGAGACCGCGACAAGAGCCCACTTACCCGAGAAGAATGCCGACCGACGACAACCCACGACCAAGACCGGCGACCGTAAATCCTCGCGAAATTCCGGGTCGCAACGTGCCAAAGAATCCTCCGTCTCGTATGCAACCGATAACTAGGACGCCGAATAATCCGAACCGAGGTCGCCAAAGGGGTCCCGGAAGAAATTTCGGGAGTAACTGATGCAAAGGTTCTGGTACGGAGCCAAGGTGCTCAACGTCGTGGATGGCGACACCCTGGACCTGATGATCGACCTTGGTTTCAATATCCACCATAAGATCCGCGTCCGCTTGTTCGGTGTCAACGCACCAGAGTCGCGGACAAAAGACCTCAAGGAAAAAGAGCTCGGATTGAAGGCGAAGTCGTTTACTTTGGACTGGCTGACCAATCATGACTGGGTTTTCGTCAACACGATCCCGGACAAGAACGACAAGTACGGGCGAATCCTCGCCAATATCTACTCGTCCGACGAGATCGACGATCCGACGACGGCATGCCTCAACAAGGACATCATCCAGTCCGGTTACGCACGGGAGTACTATGGCGTCGGCGACAAGACCTGGGTGGAATTCAAACACAAATGAAAGACAACGACAGGATTGACATCGACGAGAGGTTCGAGGAAATGGAGCGCAGAATCTCGGAGCTCGAGACGCTCGTGGTCCGGCTCGCCCGTCCGCGGGACAAAAACGAAAAACCGCTGGGCGAACTTCCCAAGTTTGATTGGCAAAACGCCCTCGGGATAGCCACCGTCTACGACATCTACAGCGGCAAGACCTCCAGCCGAGACTGAGCGTCCTCCCTGAGGGGCAGAAGGAAACTGTCCGACTCCCACATGATGCCTATCGCCGAGTAACCCATCACATCCACGACGTTGTCGAAGATGGACTCGTTGCGCGGGTCGTCGATCGCCCCGCGGGCTACCAAGTTCTCAAGTCTCGCCACCTTGTCGTGCATGCGAACGATCAATCCGATTCTCCCGAACCTCCTGATGTTCTCGTGCCCGTAGTCCGTCTGCTTGCGCACGAGCACGTGGTGGACGTGTTTGGCCACGCTCTTGAAATCCAGGGGGGAGAACGGACACGCCACGGTGCCGAACTCCCTACCGTAAAAACCGATCTGCCGCCAGGACTGGATGACGCCGTCGGCCGCAACGCTGGACGCCTTGATGCTTCCGTCTTCCTCGAATTGGTGGGCGATGAGATAGTCCACCGACATCCTCAGCCTGCCGAGTCTGCCCATGAGGTCGGAGTCGTGTTTCAACATCGGGAAGTAGTGCGGCAGGGGGAACGGCTCGCAAATGTACTGGCCGTGGTCGCCGGGGAGAAACATCAACAGGGCGTTGGCCGCCGAGTCGTTCCATGTCTTGAGGGGCGCTGGGTTGAACCTATTCAAAAATGACCGCATATTTTCGTGCGATCCATTCGGCCACCGGCGCCGCCACCCCGTTACCGCATTGCTTGTACCGATGGGTGTCGCTGAGTTCCTTGCCGTCGTCGGTGTACCTAGTGTGGTCTTTCGGCCAGCCCATTAGGGCCTCGCACTCCGACGGCATCAACCTCCTCACGACCATGTTCTGGATGACGCCGCTCGACTGCTTGGTCCCGGCCCGAAGGGAGTGATGCACGTCGCCGTCGACGAGCCTGTCGTTGTACTCGTCGTAGGCGATCGGTCGGTCCGGCTCAATGACTAGGTTCTCCCCGCGGGACGAGGGCACCCCTCCGTCCCCGCCAGATCTCAATGTCATGGCCAGTCCGTCGTTCATGTCGGCGTGGGCGACGGCGTGACCCGCCCCGCCCGTCCTCAGCGTGGGGAAAGCCACCTCCGAGGGCTGGGCATCGAGGCACTGGGTGTGGGAGAAACCGATCGCCTGGGCGACCATCGGGGTGTTGAGGCCCCCGGTCCCCATGAAGGCGGTGAGCGTGTTGATCGTGTCGCCCTGCATTCTCACTCCGTCCTGACGGTGCGGGTGGAACACCATGGTGTCCGGATCTTCGTAGGCAAGAAGCGTTTCGCTGCCCCCGCCGAGGTCCCCACCGGCAGCCCGGAGAGTTCCCACTCCCTCGACGTACTTGGCGAAACTCGTAGCAGTGAACGGTTCCGGTTCGGACACGATCAGATCGGTAGCGTCCTTGTGATCGCGCGCCTTGATCGCGGAGACCGTCCCGTCCGATGTGTAGTCGCCGAAGCCGCGCATCCTGAACGCCGTGGAGTCCTGCTCCTCATTCACTCCGAACTCGAGTTGTCCCTGTCCCGGTCCGGGTCCTTGTCCACCACCGCCTGCAGCGCCGCCTTCAAGCGCGGAGGCAGGGTCTTGTTTCTTCTTATTGCCCTTCTGAGAATTCCTGCGCACGCCCTCGCAGACAGATAATATCGGGAAGGAACTTCGTTCTGCGGCGCCAGAATCGAAGAGAGCACACACGAAAACGCGGCGCCGTCGCTGGGGGATTCCGAAGTATTGCGCATCCAGGACTGCCCACTCGATAGCCACAGCCCCTGCGAGAGCCATTTCGTCGAGGACGACCCCGAAGTCAGCTCCCTTGTTGGAGTTGAGGGCCCCTGGGACGTTCTCCCATATTGCGAGCCTTGGAAAAGTTCCGTTTGTTGCATCGCGCATCTCCCTGATAATCCGCATTGCCTCGTGAAACAAATTAGAACGAGAACCAGTTAGGCCGGCCCTCTTACCGGCGACGGAAAGATCCTGGCACGGCGAACCGAAATTGATCGCGTCCACCGGCTCCAGGAGCCTTCCGTCAACGTCTTTCACATCATAATACTTGGGGGTGTTGGGCCAGTGCTTGCGTAAAATCCGCTGGCACTGCTCGTCCCATTCCGCTTGCCATCGGCAACGCCAACCGGCGGCCTCGAAGCCAAGATCGAAGCCACCGACGCCGGCGAAAAGACTGCCGAAAGTTAGGGTCAGAAGGGTTCTTCGCCGTTGAAGGCGTCGGGGTTCCCGCCGCCAACCCGGGCGGGTTGCTTAGCCTGTGGCCTCGGACGTGCTTGTTCCTTGCCGTTGCCATCGCCCTGCGGACGCTGCTTGCGATCGAATTTCTCGATCGAGCGGACCGAAACGCCGATCTCGTCGGCCAGAATGTGGACGGTTGAACGCTTCTTGCCGGTCTCCTTGTCGTCCCAGCTTTCCTGCTCGAGACGGCCAGTGACGGTGACCCGCAATCCCTTGGCGAGAATGTTGGCTGCGTCCTCCGCAAGGTTTCTCCAAGCGACGACGTTGAAGAACGATGTCTTTTCTTGCTTCTCGCCCTTGGCGTCGGTCCAGTAGTTGTTCACTGCGACCGAGAACTGGAGCTTTGATGTTCCCGAATCGAAGTACCTCACCTCCGGATCGGCAGTGAGATTTCCGGTGATTGTTACAGGCGCTAGTGACATGTCAATATCCTCCTCGTGTCGGTTGAATTCGCCACTTGCAGCATATCACGGGGGGTGGTTGTCGTCAAGAGGTAGTTTCGTGATAGCCTGAAGGCTATGACCACAGGACCGATGACGCCCGAGAAGGCGCGATTGTACGTAATTGACCAGTTCCAAGACGCCATATTTGAGATGTCCTTTGACCCCGAGGCCGAGGACACGGACCAATCGGAATGGTTCGATCGTTGCGGCGACATCGCAAGGGGATTGATTGAGCTGACCCAGGCCGAGGTGACGGCAGTCGACGAGGACGGAAACGCCCACGTCAAATTCATCCTCGCCCACCTACTGGACGGCAAGATACCACCACGAGACGGTAACCGCGTCTCATCGTGAGCCCGCGGCGCGACGTGCCGAGCACGATCGCCCGCCCACCGTACGCCGACTCGGGCGAAGTGGTGAGATGGAACGAACCGGCGGTCAAGTCGCCAGAGATCATCGAGCGCATGCGACACGCAGGCGCGACGGCGGCGGAAGTCTTGCGCCTGGCCGGACAAGCGGTGGAACCCGGCGTGACGACGGACGAGATCGACAAGGTCGTGCACGAGTTGTGCATCGCGCACAACGCGTACCCCAGCCCGTTGAACTATATGGGCTACCCGAAGAGCGTCTGCACCTCGGTGAACGAGGTGATCTGCCACGGCATACCCGACTCGCGCAAGCTGGCCGAGGGCGACATCGTCAACTTGGACGTGACGTGCTTCGTCGGCGGGGTGCACGGCGACACGAACGCGACATTCGCCGTCGGCGAGATCGACGCCGAGAGCCGCGATCTGATCCGCGTGACCGAGGAGTGCGCCTGGCGCGGCATCGGGGCGGTGAGGCCGGGGCGACCGCTGAGCGACATCGGTCGGGCGATCGAAGACCACGCCAAGGCCCACAAACTCGGCGTGGTGCGCGCGTTCGTGGGCCACGGCATCGGCGAGCAGTTCCACACCGACATCCAGGTGCCGCATTTCTTCGACCCTTACAGCCACCTGCGGATGCGGCCGGGCATGACCTTCACGATCGAGCCGATGATCACCCTCGGCACTTGGCGGCACAGGATGTGGGACGACGGCTGGACGGCCGTGACCGCCGACGGGAAACGAACGGCGCAGTTCGAGCACACGGTGCTGGTAACCGGGACGGGCGTCGAAGTTTTGACCGGCGGCGCCGGCGCCGTTTCGGGGTATCCGCCTAGCGGCGGCTGACGGCACCGGGCGGTCCCGAGAGTGGAGCTGGGGGGAATCGAACCCCCGTCCGAGCGGATACCGAGGAGACTGCTACGACCATCCCCGTTGTGACGTTGTCGCTCCGCCGCCGACGGGTCGGCCGCCTAGTCGCCCAGGCCGCGTCTCGTCTTTCCGAGAGGTCGTCGGGCTTTCGTTCCCCGAGGTCAACGGCCTTTCCCGTCGTCATCCCCGCTTCTGTTGCCGGGCTGCGGTGGATCGGCCCCGTGCGACCTTGCGGCTCACGGTTGCTCCCCTGTCGCCCGATTAGGCGGCGAGAGCGAACTGCTTGTTGGCAGTTATTTTTTTGCCCTGTTTAACGAGTCTGAGCAACTCGGGTCGCATCCTCTCCGGACAGACCGATCGTCGAAACCTGTCAGCCCCTTGGGATTGCAGGACCAGTGTACACCGATTACCTACTTTTCAAACCCCTGTCGAGCAGGGAGAGCATGAGCTGCTCGGCGTTTTCCCTCTCGAGGTCCTCGTAGATTCCGTCGACTGCGGCGTTGACGACATCCCGCTTTGACTCGATCAGGCCGTAGATCTTCTCGTCCACCGTTCCGTCGGCGATGGAGTAGGTGACCATCACGGACCCCTTCTGGCCGAGCCTGTGGCAGCGGGAGTAGAGCTGATCCACGTCGGCCGGCGTCCACGGAAGCTCCACGAAGAGGACCTTCTGCGCCGCCGTGAGGGTGTGGCCAGTCTTCGCCGCCTGGATGGACAGGACGATCGCAGGGGCATCCTCAATCGGGAGGGTCTGGAATTTCTTCTTGGCATCCTCGACCTCCTCCACCTTCATTCCCCCCTGAATCTTGAGACCACCAAAATGCAGGGCCAGCTCGTCCACGATGTCCCTGTGGTGGGCCGCGATCACGACCTTCTCCCCGGCGTCGATGTTCGCCTGCACCCACTCCTTGATCGCCTCCATCTTCGCCTTGGCCGCCAGCCTGCGGAGCACGGATATCTTCACAAGATGCAGGTGCGACTCGGTCTTCATTCTGGCCATGACGGCGGCCGACCCCGGGGACGTGCCGAGATCTTCGGCGATCTTCCTCGCCCGCGCCACGAGGTACTCCACGATGTCGTCCTCGGCCTTGACGTACTCCTTGGCGTGCTTCTCCGACATGCCCACGTGGTACATGTCGTGCACGACGTCAGGGAGCTCGGCGAGCACCTGGTCCTTGGTCCTCCTGATGTAGCAGGACGAGCGGAGCCTGTCGTTCAGCTCTTCCAGGTTGGACGCGCCGCTGAGAATCCAGTGGCCGAACTTGTCCTTGAAGGCCGCGCAGTAGCGGCGGTAGAAACCCCACTCGCCGCCGAACTCGTCGAGCCGCCCGATTATGCCGAGCTGGCTCGCGTACTCCATCGGCCTGTTGGTGACAGGGGTGCCAGTGAGGCAAAGGACTATTCCCGTGCCGACCCGCTTGGCGATCCTCGTCGCCGCCTTGGTCCGTTGCGCGTCCTTGGTCTTGAGGTAGTGCGACTCGTCGCACACGAGGCTCTTGTAGTCGTTCAGGAATTTGGCCCAGTGGTCGATGTTCGAATACCCCACAATGAGCACGTCGTGCTCGTCCTCGGGGAGGTTCTTCCTGTCGGTCACCACGGCGACCGACCGGTGCGGAGCCCATTTCGCGTACTCCGCCTTCCAGTTGAGGACCAGGTTCGGCGGGCAGACGACCACCACCGGGAACGGGGACGACCCGTTCTGCTCGGCGTACTCGAGGGTCGCTATCGCCTGGAGGGTCTTGCCGAGGCCCATGTCGTCGGCGATGAAGCAGCGACGGGCATTGAAGGCGTAGCTGACGCCCGCCAGCTGGTACGGCAGGAGGTTGCCGTTGATGTCGTCCACCTTGATGTCTGCGGACTCCGCCCTGGACGCCTCCGTCATGGTCTTGCTCTCGAGCTTGCGGCGTTCCGCGTACTCGCGGAGGTCGTCGGGAACCCCCATCTTGAAGGACTCTGCGAATCCGATCACCTCCATGGCCGACGTCTTCGGCACCTTCCAAGCCTTGGTCTTCGAGTTCCACGTGACGCCCGGGATCTTCTTGACCTGGCGGACCTTCACCTCGTCCCACGAAAAGTCCACGTAGATCCAGGAGGCCGTGCAGGTGATCCCTGCTGGGTCGTGGAGCCGGGCGGGGGCATCGAACTTCAGAACCGCCGGGTCTATCCTGAAACCCCGCGACGAGGCGAAATGCCTGGCCTCGCGGATGCTCGTGGCAGGGAGCCTCCAGACCTTGCCGAGCTTGTCCCAGCGGGCGCCCTGTATGCATTTGATCGCCTGGACGTCGCCCGCGTCGTAGGGGAAATCCATCACGAGCTCCCCGTCACCGAGCCAAAGATAACGTTGGTTCACGCTTGCCCCCTACTTGCACTTCCTCATGCGTCTTCGCTGGCTCTCGGTCTTGCCGCCCCATATGCCGTGCTCTATGTCGTTGTCCAGAGCGTACTTGAGGCAGGGCTTGCGGACCAAGCAGACGGAGCACGCCTGCAGCGCGATCTTCGGGTGCTTCCTCCCGACCGGGAAGAAGTCGTTGGTCTGAGGTATGGTCGCGCACTTCGCTTTGCGTCGCCAAGATTCTCCTGGTATGTAGATCATGGTAAACACTCCTTGTAGGTAGTAAGGTCCACCCTACGGCCATCCTCCCCGGGCGGCAACCCGGGCGATAAAATTCTTTCATGCGGGAAATAGGCGACAACGAGCTCGACGCAATCCTCGACCAGGGGGACCCAGTCGTCGTCGACATGTGGGCCGAGTGGTGCGGGCCGTGCCAGGTGATGGGCCCGATGCTGGAGGACATCTCGGTCATCTACGAGGGGGCCGTCGCCTTCTACAAGTGCAACGTGGACGAGAACCCGGAGCTGGCGAGACGCTTCAACGTGCTGAGCATCCCCACGCTCCTGATGTTCGCCGGCGGGCGGAAGGTCTCGTCCATCGTCGGGGCGATGGGGCCGGACAAGGTCGTCGCCGCCATCAACGAGGCCTTCGTCAACTGACTGCGTCCCCGGCAGGAGTCGAACCTGCGACCTGCGGCTTAGGAAGCCGTCGCTCTATCCGGCTGAGCTACGAGGACGGAATTACGTTGACGTAATATAGTGAAGCCGGTCCCCGAGGTCGGAAAAGGGAGGGAGACCCCGGGGGCCGCTCTTCTACTCGGTTAAATCCCTTTCAGGAACGCCGAGAGCTTGGTGCCCAGCGCCGCGCAAAGGCGGGTGAGCGTTTCCAAGTTGGGCGAGAAATGTCCGTTCTCGATCCGGTTCACGGTCTTGCGCTCGATCCCCGCGGCGTCGGCGAGGTTGCCCTGCGACATCTCGGCCCTCGTCCGGGCCGCGCGAAGGCGCTTGGCTACTTCTTTCTCCACTGTGCTTATCGTTCTCTTCATCTGGTCCTCCTGACCCTATCGTTTTGTTTTCCCGTTCGCCATGGGGACATCGTCCCCATGGCGAGCGTACTGGTGCGTCGTCGCGTTGCGAGCGGCCGGGTCGTCGGTCAGCTCCACAGCCAGACGATGAACCCGCAGAACGCGAAGAACAAGATCGGCTGCATCAGGCGTCGATCTTGGACTCGAGCTCGGCGATCATGACCGAGACGACGGTGGTGGCCTCGCTGGCCTGGTCTACCGTGGCCTGGTCGAGTATGTTCATGTTGATGGCGCTGGCGACCAGCTTCTGGTCGAGCTCCTCGACTACGAGCTTCTTGAGCACGGCCGGCTTGACGAGCTTGCGCAGCTTGTCCAGGATGACCTTGGTGCGGATCGTGCGGCGCACGAACACCTTGGACGAAACGCCGGCGTCGTTGGTGATCACCGAGAACTCCACGCCCTCCTTGGCGCACGCCTCGATGAAGTTCTGCTCGGCGAGCTTCTTCGTCTTGACCGCCTCGTCGTAGCACGACTTGGCGTCGGCGAACGCTCGGGCCGCCTGCATCGCGCTGGCCGGTTTCTTCTGCTTCTCTTTCATGTCCTCTTCTCCTATGTAGTTGGATAACTTATGGGACACGCTAGGGCACGGCGTTCGGCATTGCAACCCGTAAGGGGATTTTTTTCAAATAACTACCAAAAAAATCGTGTGACTTTGGTCACACTAGTTGTGGTCCGGTTCGGGCGCCACCTCCCCCCGGATCCGCCCGTGGAGACAGAGATTCGAGCGCTCCAGTTCCGCGACGCGCGCCATGATGGGCCGGAGCAAGCAGACGACGAGGAAGAAATCCAGGACGAGACCGACGAGCAGTCCGATGAGGAACCAGAGCAGTTGCATGCCCCAAGATATCAGAAGAGCTCGTCGTCCCCGCCCGCCGACGCGACCCTGAGCAGCGCCCCGAACCTCCTGATATCGCTCGTCTCGGCGACCTTCCTGGGGACGATCACGAGGAGGTTCCTGTTCTTGACTTTTGTCTTTGCCACCAGGCCCGCCGCCACGAGCTGGTCGACCGACTTGCGGACCGCCCCCTCGCTCACGCCCAGGAACACGGCGAGGGACCGCTGGGTCGCGTTGGGGGTCTCGGCCAGGGCCACGAGGAGCCGGCCGGCGGCGCTGAGCAGGCTGATCTCGTCGGGGGCCGAGTAGTAGATCAACCCGTGCTTGTCCAGCTGCTTCATGACCTTCTGGGCGAGCCGGCGCGCCTCGTCGTCGTCGCCCACGCTGTCCCTTATCGCCTTCGCGAGGGCGTCGTCTATCGAGTGCTTTCTGTATTCCCCTGAGGTCACCGACTTATACTATTGTGCGAACGCCCCTCCGTGGTATAAGGTTGCCGCGGAGGAGGAGATGTGGCCAAAGACCCGAAGAAGACGCTGAAGATAGACCGGAAAATAGACAGGCTCTCCCAGAGGCTGAAAAAGATAGGGACGAACGCCGAGAAGGAATGCACGCACCTCGTGTGCCCGATGGCGAAGATCCTGAAGAGGCTCGACGACGAGACCAGCCAGTGCCTGTACGACGTGCTCAACGACCAGATAACCACCACGAGCGACATAATCCGCGAGATGCGGGCGTCGGGGATAAGGATCGCCCGCCAGACGGTCTACGACTACCGGGCGAGGGTCTGCTCGTGCGCCCACGAGGACAAGTGCGGGCTGGACGAGAAGTTCGGCCAATAAAAAAAACGCGGGGGCATTCAGGAAACCATGGGAGGGAATATGAAAAAGGTCAGACCCGACAACGCGAGACTGGCCGAGGGGATGAAGCGGATGAAGGACAAGGCCGCCGACGCCACCAAATCGAGACGCATCCTCAACGCCATCGAGGAGATGATCCGCGCCAAGGGCATCGACATATCCGACATCGGGTCGATCAAGAAGGTCTCGATCTACCAGCAGGTCACGAAGGACGCGGAGGGCGACTTCCAGGTGCACGACCTGCAGGCGATCCAGTTCTCCCCCGCGTGGGAGGAGGGCCCGAAGTGGGAACTGCCCAAGCCGGGCCCCCCGGTGCAAATACAAAAGTCCGAGGTGAAACCGAGGAACGCTTCGGACAAGAAGACCGCCATCATCGTGCCCGATATACAGATCGGATATTTCCGGGACATCGACGGCGAACTCGTGCCCACGCACGACGAGAAAGCTATCGCGATAATGATGTCGATGGTGAACGATATACGTCCCGACCAGATCGTCCTGCTCGGCGACAACCTGGACCTGCCGGAGTTCGGCAAGTACAGGCTCAGCCCGGCGTTCGCGCTCACGACGCAGGCGTCGATCGACAGGGCGACGACCCTGTGCGCCGAGCTCAGGTCGGCGGCGCCGAAGGCGAAGATCGTGTGGCTGGCCGGCAACCACGAGGAGAGGCTCACCAACTACATCCTCGACAACGCCAAGGCCGCCTTCGGCATCACCAAGGGGAACACCCCGAAGGCGTGGCCCGACATGTCGATCCCGTCGCTCTGCAGGATGGAGGAGTACGGCGTGGGGTTCGAGAGCGGCTACCCGGCCGGGCGCTACCTGCTGAACAACCAGCTCGCCTGCATCCACGGAACCAGGGTCCGCTCCCGCGGCTCGACGGCCCACATCTACCTCAACGAGCAGAAGCTCTCGGTGATCTACGGGCACATCCACAGGATCGAGCTGGCCTACAGGACCCGCCACGACTGGGACGGGGCCCGCACGATCATGGCCGCCAGCCCGGGCACGCTCGCCCGCATAGACGGCGCGGTGCCGTCCACCAAGGGCGGGGTGGACGCCTGGGGGCGCCCCAAGACCGTCGTGGAGGACTGGCAGCAGGGCGTCGGGCTCGTCACCTACGAGGAGACGGGGAAGAACTTCTTCAGCTACGAGGTGGTCACGATCTACGACGGCTACGCCATGTTCAGGGGCAGGGAGTACGACGCGCGGAAGACCAAGCCCCCCGTCGTCAAGGCGTCCTAGGCCGGGAACGAGGAACGCACTTGTCCACCGACCAGACACGCACCCCTCAAAGCCCTCCTTGTGGCACCGTCCCAGCGACGCCAAGGGGGCACCGGCGCGGGAGCGACCGATGACGACCATAGTCGCCGTCCAGGGCGACGGCTGGTGCATCGTGGGCTGGGACTCGCGGATCTCGGTCACCGACGGCGAGGGCAGGGCGGAGATCCACGTCCTCGCCGAGAGCCAGAGGAAGGTCGTCCAGAACGGGCCGTGGCTGATCGGGGCGGCGGGCGACCTCAGGGCGATCAACGTGCTGTCGCACAACTTCAACCCGCCGGCGCCCAGGCCCACGCTCTCGGGGCAGGGGCTCGACAGGTTCGTCTCGGCCGAGTTCGTCCCGTCCCTGCGCGAGGTGCTGGAGAAGTCGGGGTACGCCCCCGTGATCAAGGACCACCCGGGGAAGACGGAGTTCGACAGCGAGCTGATAGTGGCGGTGAACGGCAGGGCCTACCCGATAGACGGGGACTACAGCTGGATCTCGGACGCCTCGGGCCTGTACGCCGTCGGGAGCGGGGCGCACTACGCCCTGGGGGCGCTGACGGCCACGGGCTGGGGGAGGTCGGTGCTGACGGCGCGCAACTCGGTGCTCAAGGCGCTCTCGGTCGCGAGCAGGTTCGACCCGGGGACGGGGGCGCCGTTCCACGTCGCCACCCAGCACCAGAAGAGGCGCGCGGGAAGTAGCCGCAGGAAAAACGTCCCCCGGAAAAACAGGCGCAAGCAGTAGCGCCAATTAGTTAGTAGCCATCCGGTAATCTCGCCCCCCAGGGAGGCGACATGCCGAGGAAGAGGGACGCCCGGGAGCGCAAGCGGCCGACGGGCGGGGGCGGGGGGAAACGGGCCGACGGGCCGCGGGCGCCCGATATACCAAGATACGGGTGGATGAAGAACGCCAGGTGCCGGGGCGAGACGGACAAGATGTTCCCCAAGGGGCACAAGGACATCAGCTACATCCAGGAGGCGCGCGAGATGTGCGCGCACTGCACCGTCCGGCCGAGGTGCCTCGACTACGCGCTGGAGTTCCCGGCCGCCGACATGCACGGCGTGTGGGCCGGCCTGACCTCGAGGCAGCTGGCCGCCGAGCAGAAGCGCAGGGGGATCGCGCCGACGAGGCCGACGCTCAGCCAGATGTGGGGCGAGTGACGCGGATGCGGGACGCCCGCGCGAACGCAGGATGGCCGCCTGAACGCCCGCGCGAACGGCCGCGGGGCCGGTTCGAGCCCCGGGCCGGGATTTTGTGTTTGCCAGGCGTGCCTGCCCGGATCGGCGGGGGAGGGAAAGCGGCCGGCCCGAAGCGGCGAAAAAAAATCGTAGCCGCGCGCGTGCGGGCTAATTTATGCGGCGAAAAAAAAATCGTGGCCGCGCGCGGGCGGGCTAATCTATGCGAGACCGGGAATAATCGCGGCTAAAAAAAATTGCGACCGCGCGTGCGCGGGCTAATTTATGCGAGGCTAAGAAAAAATAGAACTACGCGCGCGGGCCGATCTATCCGACCCTGATCCCGCACTCGTCGCAGAACTCGCGCCCGTCCAGGCGCACCAGCCTCTGGTCGCACCTGGTCCTCCCGCAGGGTCTCACGACCCTCCCCCCGGTGGCGTAGGCGGCGAGCACCTCGGCTATCCCCGGGTTGGGACGGCCCTCGGGCGGGGACGGCAGCCCGCGGCCCGCCCTCTCGGACTCGCGGATCGCGTTGGAGACGAACGCGTTGACGGAGATCCCGTCGCGCTCGCAGATCGCCAGCACCCTGCCCTTCAGCCAGCCCGGGATCCGCACGCAGACCTGGTGGGGGTCGTCGTCGCCCCTAGGAGGCGTCGGGCGGCGGGGCATCCCTGAGCACCAGGGCCTTCACGTAGTCGGTGATCGACATGTCGTAGCCCTCGGACACCTCGATCAGGTGGTTCTTGAACCAGGCGGGCACGCGCACGGTCACCGTCGCCCAGTCCCCGTCGGCCCTCTTGGCCGGCCTGCCGCCTCTCCCGTTCGCCACGGGGCGAGGCTACTACGCCCTCCCCTCCGCCGGGGGGACCCCGTACTCGGCGGCCTCCCAGTCGGCGAGCTTCTCGCGGTACGCGCGGAAGAAGAGCTCGCGGTCGCCGTTCGTGTGGAGCTCGAGCGCGTCCCTGCCGCCGAGCGAGGCGAGCGTGGCGGAGACGACGGCGTGGAGCTTCTCGCCCGAGCCGACGCCGGCGTACGAGGCCTCGGCGATCCTGCGGAGCTGCGCCCACGCCTCCCACTCCCTCGGCGGCTGCCCGCCCCTCGACGCGATCGCGACCCGGCGCGCGGTGCCGGGCCTCGGGAGCCAGTTGGAGTCCTGGGCCACGAGGCGGCGGTAGGCGTGGCGGGCCTCCTCGACGCTCACGTCGGACAAGAAGCGGGCCCAGGTGGAGAGCAGCTCGTCCCAGTCGGTCCCCTTGGGGATGCGCTCGTTCCAGGCGTTGTAGAAGGCCACGACGACCCTGCCCGCCGACTCGCGGTCCATCAGAAGTCGGTGCCCCTCGGCCGCGCGCGGTGCTCCCTCGCGATCTCGCGGAACCTCTCGATCTTGGCCGCGTCGCGCAGTATGAGCTCCACGTCGTCGTACTTGCGCCGGCGGTCGTTGTCGCCCTGGTGGAACGGGCTGAGCCTGCAGCCCTCTATCGCCTCGACGCACGCGTCGGCGCCGTAGGTGGCCACGGCCCACGAGATCCTCTCCTCGCGCTCCTCGGTCAGCCTGACCCTGTTCTCCTGCCCGGGCCGGTGCACGCGCACCCACTCGTTCCACACGCGCATCACGTCGCCGGCGCCGGCCGCGGCGGCCTTCTTCCTGCGCCGCGCGTACTTGCCGGCTCTCCCACGCCCCGGTTCGGTCACGAATAGCACCCCCTGCACGCGGACATCGTACACCGCCCCGGCCGCGCGGTCAAGGGCGATCGGCCGCCCCCGGGGCAGACTCCCGACCGCATCGTGCGAACGCCTCGCGCGGACCCCTTGTAGAGAGTACGTACCACAAGTTGTACTTACCGGACGTCCCTCGCAACGCGGGAGTCCGTCGTCGTATCGGAACGACGCCTTCGTCGTTCCAGTACGACAGCCCACCGACCCGACCGTCCCGTCGTCCACGGGGTCGGGGAGGCATCACGACTAACTTTTTTCAGACGTTTCTAGCGCGCCCAGACCCCCTTCGTCAAGGACCTTGGTCGCCCTCCGGGGGGTTGCGGCCGGGACGGGCGTCCCGGGCTACAATCGTCATCGCTCGGTGATCACCCCCCTTTCCCGAGCTATCAGGGTCGCCGCCCGGGTCTTTTCTCCTTTCTGCCCGGGCGGCGGCTCGTCCATCCGCCACCGTCGGCGACGAGGGCCCCCGGCCCGGCCCCTCATCCGCCACCGTCGGAAGACCTGGACAACCGGCGACTCGCGCGCGGCGAATTCCGGTCCCGTTTTCGGCTCGTTTCCCGGCCCGCGCGCCGTTTCGCGGTCCCGAGGGGTCGTTTCTTCGGGGGATCGCGGGGCTGGACTCAGGAGCGCGCGTTTCGGTACCCGGGTGGCGCCGGCCGGCCGTTTCGGTACCCCGCGCGGCGCCCGCTGGACTCAGGAGCGCGCCGCGCGGCGACTGCAGGTACCCGCGCCCGGGCGTTTCGGTATGAAAAAAGAACCCCGGGCGCCTTTCGGTACCCGGGGTCGAAATGGCCGCGAAGGGGGTCTACGCGTCGTTTTCGTTTTCTCCGCGCGCGAATATGCGCACGCAGGCCTTCGCCGCCACGACCACCGCCGCCAGGGCGGCGATCGCGGCGATTGCGATTTCGTTGATCCAGAACTCCATCATTCCCCTTTCTTCGAGAGGTGCACGTTGTGGAACTCGACCCATCGGCTGCCCCTGCCGGCCAGCGGCTTGACCTGGAGGTCCAGCCTGCCGTACCTGAAGCGTTCCCCGACGACCTTGACGGCCACCGAGATGTCGTCCACCGCGACGAACCCCACCCTTCCGACGACCGAGCGGTGCTTCCTCTTGTCCGCGGCCGTGAAGGTCCTTGCCTTGTTCAGCGTTTTCTCCATCATTTCACCCTATCATCCGCCACCGTCAGCTCCACAGCCAGACGACGAACGCGCAGAACGCGAAAAATTGCAGCGTCCACATCAGGCCTCCCTGGCCGCCAGCCGCGCGAAGCGTTCCGCGCGGATGATGCCGGCCATGTGGTTCTCGGTCGGGGTCGACTTCTCGGTGGCCCACCCCGTCGTCGCGGCGCGGACCCAGAGCCTGTCGTCGGAGAATTCCCAGCGCCACCGGGCGCAGTCCTCGCCGATCCAGTTGACGTACGAGCCGGGCTCCACCCAGCGGGCGATCGACTCCATGAGGAGGTCCTCCTGCCCGCGCTTGTCGCCGTGCCACCCGGTGAGGACCATCCATCCGTCCCAGGCGTCGAGCGAGAACCCCATCTCGCGCAGGACCTCGCGCAGGTCGGCGTACTCGGAGAAGTCCGCCCGCATCCACGAGAACCACTTCTCCTCCTTGCCGTCCTCGCCCACGGTGCCGCCACGCTTCATCGTGGGCGGGCACTCGGCGTTGAACGCGCAGATCGCCCTGAAGGCGGCGTCCTCGTCCTGGGTCTTGATGCGCACGGAGATCTCCGTCGCCTCGATGTGGTACCCCATGCCGGCTACTTCCCGACGGCGCGTCGTCGCCTGCGCGTGCGCTTGATGATCGTCCTCACCTGGGCGGTGGAGAACTCGGCGCGCTTCTCGTCGTCGAGGCCGGAGGGATCCTCCACCTGCACGCTGATGGCGAACGCGAGCCTGTCGATCTCCTCGGCCGTCAGCTTGCGGTCGGCCGAGAACGAGACGGTCGCAACGTACGTGTTGGGCGTCTTGTGCTCGACGATCGGCTGCGTGTGCGTCTGCAGGGCCCGCATGATGGCGGAGAACTCGTTCTCCAGGTCCCTCACGCGCCTCGAGAGCTGCCTCTTCTTGTTCTTCTCGTTTTTCTTGGCCACTGGGGCCTCCTTTTTTCTTCTCATTGGAACATCCTATCGGCCGACCTGGCCGGTTGCAACCCCTAAGGGCACATCCGCCACCGTCGTCAGAAGATCCCCTCCCAGACCAGCGACAGCACCCACTCGGTGACGGTCGTCACGATCCCCCACAGGCGGGCGAGCGCGTCGGTCACCCTGCTCATCGCACGTCCACGGCGACGTCGCTCACGCCGAACCCTGGTTCGGCGTACGTCCCGCGCTCCTGTCGTCGCCAGGACCTCGGGTCCCCGACCCGGGTGGCGATGGAGTCCCTGAGGGAGTCGATCTCGTGCTTGGTGAGCGGGCGGCTCGCGGTGAACGCGACGCGGATCCGGTAGTCGGTCGTCGCCGCCCCGTCGTCCGCGACGAGGTCCCCGTCGAATATCGCCCTGATCAGGCGCTCGGCCTCGGCCGGCGCGAGGGGCCGCGTCATCGCCCCGGCCAGGTGGCGGAGCAGGTGGTCGAGCTGGGGCCCCGTCGTCACCGACGCGAGGGCGCCGACGAGGTACTCCACGGCGTTCTCGCCGTGGACGGTCCGCACCAGGGACGCGAGTTCGTTCTCCCTCCCGGCGTCGATCATGTCGGAGTCGGTCATGTCAGAGCTCGTCCCTGTCGAGGAGGTAGACCTGGTACACCGGGCCCGATGCCTTGGCGGTGACGACCCATCCGAGGACCTTTATCCTGTCGCTGTGGCTGTTCAGCTCGAGCTTGTTGCGCGCATAGACGCGGTCCCTCCGGGTGACCGCGGAATCCGCGGTCTCCTCGTACACGGTCCAGACCGATCCGACCGCCGAGCGGCTCGCGCAGACCCCCCTCAGCTTCTCGTACGCCTCGATGGTCTCCTTGGTCGGCCTCCCGTCGGCGCCGTGGACGGCCGGGAAGAGCGGGCCCACCGGGCCGTACTCCGTCCTCATGTCGTCGTGCACGCCCATGGCGTCGGGGCGCTGGGCGCGGAACGCCCGGAACTCCTCGCGGGTCGGGGTGCCCACCTAGGACACCCGCCTGACGATGCGGAACCCGCGCTCGCTGAAGTAGCAGGTGTCGCCGTACCCCTCTTGCGTGTGCTCGTCGAATGCGACCTCGTAGACGACCGCGCCGTATCGCCGCGCCTCGGCCATGTCGCTGGTCGCGTGCGCGATGCGCCAACCCGGCGGGTAGCCGCCCGTGTCCTGCGTCGTCGGCGTGGGGTGAACCTTGCGCGTGCGGCTCGGGAACGCCACGGGCGTGCCGTGGTACAGCACCGGGTCAGCCATCGTAGTCCTCGTCGTCCTCGTCGTCCTCGTACTCGTCCCTCGGGTCGCCCGCGCCCTGGTCGATGAGCGAAACGAAGCCCGCGTTCGGGTCGTCCTCGTTCTTCCAGACCGCCTGGATGAACCGCAGCGAGCAGGAATCCTCGTACCACTCGGTGAGCTGGTCGAACATCTGGTCGGGCGAGCCGGCGAAGGTGCGGTCGTCGCAGCCCCGGCCGTTGTAGTTGTCCCGGAACCACCTCGCCTGGGCCTCGTCCATGGCGAGGTAGATCTTGTGGCAGCCGTCGAACGCGATGAGGATCGCGTTCTCCGCGTGCTCGCGGGTCGCCGCCCAGCCCTCGTCCAGGTCGTAGGCGTCGTGCTTCTCGTAGTCGGCCTGGAGCTTCGTGCTCATTCGTAGTCCTCGTCTTCGTGGTCGTCGTCCAGGTCGCGATCCACCTCGAACCATCGCATGACGGTCGCGAGCAGGTTGTCGTAGTCGCCCGAGGTCGCCTCGGCGCGGAACGCCTCCCACTCGGAGTCGGGCAGGTTGGCGCGTCGCATGATGCGCCTGATGCGGCCGAGGATCGAGAAGGCGTTGCCGTCCTCGCCGACCATCGGGATGTTTATGTCTGGGTACTTTGTTTCCATGGCCACCACGCTACGATCCCACCTTGCCTCTTGCAACCTTTAAGTGTGTGACATTCTTCACAGCCTTGTGGGTTGCAACCAACAAGGCGGCCAGGTAGCGTTCGGGGGATGGACAACCAACGGATGCGATCGGCGGGGGCGTGATCGGGATCTTCGTCCGCGTCAGCACGCGCCTGCTGCTGGCCCGGGGCCACGAGCTGCTCCCCGTGAGCAGGACGCGCTTCGGTTCCCCGTGCAGGTTCGTGAGGGTGGTGGACCTGCTCGTGCACGTGGTCCTGCCCGAGGTGATCGGCGGCAGGCTGCCCGGGGCGGCCGACTACCTGCGCTCGACGTCCCCGAGATGGGGGAGGACCTGGCGCCATTGGTGACGGGTCATCCGCCACCGTCGGATACGGAGCCCCCCGGGGCTCCCGCGGCGGGCTCCGCGGTCCCGTTCCCCGTCGTCCCGCTCCGCGGTCCCGAGCGGCCGGCCGCCGTCGGCGGCCCGGCGCGCTGGACTCGGGAACGGCGCGCGTCGTGCCGGCGGAGAGGTTCGAACTCTCACTCTCG